AATTTAATAATAATGTACACTTATTAATCACTGATTCATTACGTGAAATATATTCATCTACATTTTTATAATCAGGTGCTCTAAATGGTTGTGTTATTTTTTGAGGATGATCATTATTCCACCCTAAAGGATCTGGATCAATACATATTAATTTTAATTTTGTAGATTGTTCATAAATAAATTCTAAAAGTCCGACTCCACTACCAATACTAACACATGGAATTTCAGGATTAAATTTATGAAATTCTTCCATAACATGAATAGTAAAATTTATTGAGAATGATTTTAAAGCTAAATTTTTAAATTTACTATGTACTGATTCAACATATCCATAACTTCTTAATTTTTGATCATGTTCATCATTTATTAATTCTAATAAATATTTTTTTAAAGTTTTATGATTATGAAAATTTATAGTTCCTTTATTAGGTTTATTTTGTAAATTTTTTAAATCTTCAATTTTTAAAAGAGTTGTAGATAATAAATAATTTAAATGACTTGATATTTTATCATCAATTTGTTCTTTACTAATCATATTTAAATTTTTAATTTTAAATTTATATTTATAATCTTTACCTTCATATGAAAATTTAACATTAAATCTATCAATATCATAAACAAAATCAGTAATAATACCATATGTATCATTAAATTTTGTTTCTTTTACTAGTGAATGTATTTGCACAAATGTACCAATTAATTGTATTTTATGTAATTTTACAGATTCTGGTGAAATTGATGTTTCATCAATTTCCTCAATATTGCTTGGTTTTATATTCATGATTTTTATCTGATCTGGATTAATTAATACTTTTATTATAAAACGACCATCACTATTTAAATTAGATACAATTATTGCATGTGACCCATTATATTGTTTAGCAGATTCATTCATTAAACCTATAATTCTTACTATCGAACCAAATCCAATACTACCACCTAATAATTTCACTAAATTTAAATATTTTTTTTTATACTTTATATATTTGAGTTTATAATTACTCATATAAAAAGTAAAGATTTTTTTTTTAAATTTAAAATAAAATCTATTACAAAATAAATGACATTTGCCTTTTTATTATTAGTTTATAATAAAATAATTAGAAATATGGATGATTATTTTATTGAAAATAATTTATATATTCATTCTAAATATGATATTGATCCAAAATACAGTAAATATCTTATTAAAAGTATTGAAACTGAGTGGTGTAAATATTCACTTGTTTCAGCAACCTTAAATTTATTAAAAGAATCTTATAAAAATAAAGATAATGAATGGTTTATTTTATTATCACAAGATTCATTTCCATTATATGATTATAATCAATTTAAAATTAATTTTAATAAAATTCATGATAACAAATCTATTTTTAATTATAAATCAAAAATAAATATTAATGATAAAACATATTATAAATCATCTCAATGGTGGTGTCTAAAAAGATCTGATGTTAAAATTATTCTTGATAATGAAGAAAATAATTATAAATATTTCAAAGATTTAAAAATTAATTGTCCAGATGAATACTATTTTTTATCAGTTCTAAAATGGTATAAAAATAATTTTACTAATCAACAAATAATGTATGATTCATGGTTAACTAACACAATCCAAAAAAATCCATTAATATTTAATCATATATTAGAATATGATCAATTAAATATTGTAAAAAAGCATAGTTTATTCATTAGAAAAGTAACTAATAATTTTAATTTAATAACATATAAACCAAAAAAGAAATTATACATTATTTTTATTGGAACAAAAACAATACAAAATGTCCCAGAAAATGATAATTTTGATATAATATTAATTGTTGCAAGTAAAAATATTAAAATTGATGAACAATTAATAAAAAGATCAATTTATATTTATAACATTATTTATAAATTTTATTATGAAACAATATTAAGTATTTGTAATGAAAAATTTATTAATAATTGGGAAATTGTAATATTTACAACTGAAGAATTTAATTTAAATAATTATAATTCAATAGATAAAGTAAAAAAAAAATTACCAGTTAATATTTTAACATTTCAAAATAATAATTTAAATAATAAAGAACAATTTTATTATATTACAGATAATAATAATAATTTAGCATTTTGTTATACAAAAAAATAATATATTATATTATAATATGAAAAAAATAGCATTCTTATTTTTAACCAGAAGTGATGTAAATTTTCCTAAAATATGGGATGAATATTTTAAAGGACATGAAGATAAATTTACTATTTATATTCATCCAAAACATCCTGAACAAGTTACATGGCATAAAGATAAAATTATTAGTAATTTAAAAGATACTGAATGGGGTTTTATAACAAGAGCTTATTATGAATTAATGAGAGAAGCTGTTAGAGATAAAGAAAATTATAAATTTATAACATTATCAGAAACATGTATACCAATACAATCATTTGATAATTTATATGAAGAATTAACAAAAGATAATGAATCCTGGGTAAAATTAATGAAGATAAATCAATACAAATTTGAACAAGTTTTAAAAAGGACACCTGGTAATTTTATTCATCATTATGCTAGATTTTGTTTAAGCAGACATCATTTAAAAAAAGTATTATTAAGTAAAGAAAAGTTAGAGTTTTTCCATAACATGCATATAGGAGATGAATATTTATTAACTGTTTTATACCCTCTAAAAAAATTTAAAAATAGAGAAATCATATTTGACGATTGGGAATATACTGATAATTTAAGAGTTACTATTAAAAATAAAATAAAAAAATTATATGATGAACAAGAAAGAAATAAAAAGATAAATAATAATCAACAAATTAAAAAATTACAAGATGAATTTAAAAAAATTTCTGGGCACCCTAAAACTATAATTAATGTTGAAGAAGATTTAAAAAATATAAAAGAATGTAATACTTTCTTTTATAGAAAATTTGGGAAAAATAGTAATATTGAAAAATATTGGCATGAAATAATTAAATATTATAATAAATAAATTCCTATTTTTAAGTATATGAATATTGATATTATCAATTATAAAAAATATTTAAAATATAAAAAAAAATATTATAATTTAAAAATTCAAATTGCAGGTCAATTTTCTGAAGAATCCAAACAAAAAATAATTAATCTAATATTTCCTAATCAAGAAAAAAAAAATAATTATGCTAAATATATAGAATTATTAAAAGGATTATTTGCAAAATTAGAATTATATATAGAACAATGTACTGGTAAAGATGATGAAGATATTGAAAAGGAAGGTTATACATTTCTAATTTGTAAAATAAATGAGATATTTAAAATAATTCCTTTAGATGACAAAGAGTCAAAACAAAATCAAGATAATATTACAACATTCTTTAGTAAAAAATTTGGAGAAGATAGTGCTAATATGAACGGTGATGTATTTGTTGGTAATTTATTTGGGATAAAAGATGATTTAACTAATTTAATTAAAATTCCAAAGACGAAAAGTAATTATACTGACGATGAAAATCTTAATAGACAATTAAATTTAATCAGAGAAGCATATATTAATTTTGTTATAATTAATAATTTTATACTAGAAAATCCAAAACTAAATAATTTAATTTTTACTTTTGGATTATTATTTACACCGAATTGTAAAAATGAAAATGGAATATGTACAGAACAATTTAATATTAATTTAATACAACAAACACTAACTAAAGCCAAAAGTTTGAAAGAAATTATAGAAGAAAATATTGATTTATCCACTTTTGTTAATTATCTTAACCAAATATTTAATCAATTATCACTATTAGAAGAATCAGAATTTAAATTAATTCACGGTGATCTTCATTATGAAAATATATTAATATCTAATGATAAAGCATATATTATAGATTGGGGAGATAGTAGTTTTATATATAACAAAGAAAGATTTAGATCAATAAATAATTATGAATATTTATATTTTAAAAGTGAGAAAGATATTAATATAAAAACAGGATTATATGATTTATATGTATTACTAGGCACTTGTTTATCTCTCAAAAATAAAAATATTAATGATTTTATTAATAAATTATTGGATAAAATTTTTTTCTCTGGTGAAATAAAAATTTATAATTATACAAAAAAACAAAGTGAAATTTTTAATAAGGAACATTTAGATAATGGTTGGTGGTTATATAATGTAATTGGTGGTAATATTGATGGTAAAGTAAGTAGTATTCAATTTAATGATGAAATATACAATAATAATAAACCACACTTTACAAAATATACTTACAGTAAAATTTTAGATGATATAACAGAATTATACCAGTCTAAAAAATGTAAGAAAAATTGATAAATTATATTATTAAATATATAAATTAAAAATTTAATGATTAATAATATTCTATATTGTTTAATTTCTATCCCAATTTTTATTATATTTTTAATAACACTTGTTGTTTTCTGTGGATTTATGTTAACAATTTTTATTGAAGACGGGTCTAATTTTAAAAATATTTATAAACTTTCACAAAACGAACTAGTTGAATAAACTAATTAAATTCATTAATATTTAACATATAATAAAACCAAAAAGTTGCAATCATTTCTTTACTTAAATATTTTTTCTTAAACTTATAATTATTATTACCTATTTCTTTTGCTTTATCATCATTATTTTTTAAATATTCAAGTTTTTCATTTAAATTTGATAAATCTGATTTTATAATAACTTTATATTTATCAATGTTCTTTAGCCAATTATTATATTCAGAATTAATTTTTAAATTAACACTATTATTTATTTTACAATCATTAAACACATATTTATATTTAGAAGAATCTGAATCATCTCCTAAATATTTATCATATTTATTAATATTATTTAATCCAATAAATTGATTATAAATTTTTATAGTTTTATCAAATTCAGTAATTTTAGCATCAATCATATTATTTTGCAAAGAAATATCTAATAATTTTAATAACGAATCAGTATCACAACCAGATAATTTTCCTCTATAAAATCCTTTACTAATCTTATCTTCCCATTTTATTCCTGATTTTTTAATATTCCAATCTATTAATGATGGAACAGGAATATCTAAATCTGTATTTTTAACTAATTTAGATCCAATGAAATAAAATTTATCAATTTCTGTTATTTTATCTAATGTATAAGAATATTTATTATCTTTCGTTATTAAAGGATATTCTTTTGGATTAATTAAAATATCACAATCAGGGACATTTTTAAATTTTTCGATTGTATACTCAAACATTTCTTTATAACATTTTGCGGATTCAATATGTAATGAATCAATATCTTGATAAGAATTAAAATTAACTAAACAATGATCTATTGGTAAAAAATGTGGTTTTCTTAAAGTATAATATGATTTATTTTGTGCATTCATAATATCTATTAAACTTTCATTCATTTTAACATTTTTTAAAAAATCAAATTTATTTTTAAAATTATATAAATGATATGAACATTCTATTTTATTATTTCTTATTCTAAAATAGAGTAATTCATTTAAATTTTCAAATATAAATTTGATTGTAGGAAATAAATCATCAATAGTAACATTATAATTTTTAAAACTATTTGTAACCAACTTTTTTATTTTATTTTCTCTTTTACTTGGTTTATTATCTAATTTAAAAGGTTTCATTTTTGTAAAAGTTTTAAATATTTTTTCATCTATTTCTTCTAATGATGTTAATGGTTCTATATAGGATATAATTTCTGGATGATTCTTATTTTGAAAATATTTATATTCTTTAAACAACTCTATTTTTTTATTAATTTTATTTTTGATAAAATCTTTATTTAATAAAGTATCATAATTAATTGAATGTAATGCTAAATAATCAACTTTATATGCAATATAATTCTCAAAATCATGATCTTGGAAAGATTGAATACTTTCTAAATTAAATAAATCATTATTATCATATGATGAAATAAAATCATCAATAGAAAATTTTTTTAAATTTATAAATAAATCCATTAATTGTTTCAAACCATTTTTTGATGAGTTTATTAAATCTTTTAAAATATTTTCAAATTTTTTATTATTCTTTTCACTCTTTGTTGGTCCTTCGTGATCTTCTAAAATATATGATCCTTTAGTAGGTCTATATATTTTAATATTTTCTTTTGCATAACGATTATAAAATGCATCATCTTCGCCACCCCATCCAAAAAAATCATTAGGAAATCCATTTACTTTTTCAAAATCTATTTTAGTTGATCCAAATACACCACCAAGGAATTGATCAAATGTATATTTATAACCTAATTCTGGTGATGCATAATGAATATTATAATCTATAAATTCAAAATATAATTTAAATAGATCTTTGTCTGGATAAGAATCAACATCGTGAAATATATATCTATTATAATTATAGTGTTTCTTTGCTATTAAATAACCAACATTTAATAAAAACCCACGATTAAATTTATCTGCATTATTTTGATCAATTACAAATACATCTAGTTTATTATCTTTTTGAATATCTTTCATACTTTCAATATGTTTAATAAATTTTTTCAAATGATCAATTCTATTTCTATGTGGAATGATAATTGCAACAGAACATTTATTATCTTGTGTAATATTTGGTAATTTTAAAAATTCTATTTTTTTCCTATTAGTTTTATAATCACTATAATTTTTGAACATTTATAATATGATAGAAAATTAATTTATTTTACTTGTTTCACTAAAAACTATATCTAAATTATGAATATTTAATTCTAAATTAGTAGATTTTGTTTGTAAATATTTTATTTTATATTTATAATATTTTTTATTAATAATACTTAATTCTTGTTTTAATAATAATACTTCGTTTATTGGATTTTCAAATGTTAATATTTCATTTTCACTAGTTAAATGTTTTGCTAAAAATCCTAAATTAATATTAATATTTATATTTTGAAAATATTCTTTAATTTTTAAATTTATCCTAGTTGAATCTAAAATAATTTTATGGTGTTGATTACAAAATTTAATAAATTCTTTATAACTATTATTATTTAAACTTTGTTCATTAATATTAAATAATAAATATAATAATTTACCAATATTATCAAAATCTTCAGAAGATAAAGAAATAGGAATATGATATAAATCATTTAGTTTATCTGATATAAAGTTAGTCCATTTAATAAAATCTTTTTCTTTTTTAACAAATTTATACATTTCAAATGGATTTTCAATAATTTTTTTGATTTTTATATCAAAGTTATCAGGGATAATATTTTTATTTAACTTTTGTTGATAAAATATTATATCACTGTTATTATAAAAAAATTTTATATAATATAACTTTTTAGGTAATGTTTTCCAAGATAATTTATTCGAAATATCAATTAATAAAATATTATTTTTAATAATTTCTCTAAATCTATTATATACTCCAGTTGGAATCATTTCTTTAAATAATCTAGCTGTTAAACAATTAGTATCACTTAATAATAATTTAATTATATGTTTATGAAGTGACTCATTATAAAATTTTTGATTAAAGATAACTAAATCATATTCTTTACAAACAAGATTCTGAATTATTTTTAGAAAATTAATATATAAATTTTTAAGTTTAAAAGGAATAATATTATTTATTTTAGGATTTAATATTTCATTAAATTTAATTATAACATTTTTATTACTTGTTAATATTTTTTGATAATTATACATGCTGATATACATTATATAATCAAATATAGGTTCAATATTATAACGATTATATTTAAATGGAAATGTATAATTATCAAATAATATTCCAATAATTTCAAATAATTTATCTTCATCGTTAGAATATTTTTTTGTGATATATTCAAAATATTCGGAATCATATGAATTATTTTTTAATATATTAATATCATTCATGTATTCTTCTAATTGTGGAAAAACATTAACTAAAATTATTAAATTATTTAATTTATTATCAGTTGTAAAATATTTTATTATATGATTATCTTCAAAACCAATTATATTTTTAATTATTTGACTTGTAAAATTATTATTATTAAAAGTTTGATAAATTATAAAATCAAAAGTTATATTAATATTTGGATAATAATAATACCATCTATATTTTTCAAATATTAAATTTTTATCGTTAATTGTTATAATATTTTTATGGACTTTTTTAACATTAATTTTAACTATTTTAGTTTGATTTGGACAGGTAGATTCTGTTGATATTATTTCACTACCACCTCCAATAATTATAAAATAATTATTATCTTTCTTAATATCGCATAATTTTAAAGAATTTGTAAAATTATGAGTAATATATTCATTAAATGTCATTTTATACTCTGTTTCATTATTAGATAAAGTGTATTTAAATTTTTTAATATCACTGTAAATATTTAAAATATACTTTGGAATGGATCCATTTAAATTTTTAATTAATCTATTTGAATATTTAGTAAATAAATATATAATATATAGTTTAATTAGATTAATATTAAACCATAAATTTTTTATTAGAGTTTCACATTCATTTAAATTATTAAAATTATAATTATCATTTATTATCTTAATAAAATTAATTTTACTATTGTTAAGTAAATCATCAAATTTTAATATATTTAATTGATATTCATTAAAAATTGTTTGATTTAAATTTGTAAAAAAATCAAGATCATTATTTATTTTTAAAGTATAAGATGATAAAATTAAATATGGATTAAAAATATAATTATCAATAATAATATATTCTAAAGGAAAACATACTGAAATATAATCAATACCATTATATTTATTATAAATTGGGACTTTAATAATATCTTCTTTAATGTTTAAAGATCTTATAATAACTTTATTATCTTTCCTAATAATTGAAAATTTATTATGAATCAATTTTTCATCATATAAAATAATACTTTTATGAATCATTTATTATTAACAATATAATCTTTTCTTTTTATCTAAGAATAAATTATTAAATTATATAGTTATAATGTTATAAATTATTTTCTTATATTCAATCCAATTATTCCTCCACATAATTGATGCATCAACATTTGCAGGTGAATCAAAATTAGGAGATGATAATAGTGATAAAATACTCATTAAAATACTATTTACACTATGTGAAGGATTCCATCTTTCAGAAATATGTTCATAATTAAACTCATCTTTACCTTCATGTAAAATACTTATACAAACTTTACCATCTGTATAAATATTAGGATGTGGAAAATTAGTTAAAAATTTAAATTCAGGGGGTTTATTTGGATATTCATTATTAAATTTAAATTGACATTTAAAAATACCACCTTCAAATATTGTGGCTGACGGTCCAAACAATAATACATTCCATGTAAACATATCTCCTTCAGATAGTTCTATACTATAGAAAGGGTTTGGATCCTTAGTATTTTGTTTATATTCACTCATTAAACGTTTAATAGCCATTTAATATTAAATTTTATCATAAAATAAATAATAATCAAATTTTTTTAAAGAAAAAAATTACAAGAAATTTTTTTAAAGAAATAAATTACAAGAAATTTTTTTAAAGAAATAAATTACAAGAAATTTTTTTAAAGAAAAAAATTACAAGAAATTTTTTCAAAAGAAATAATTACAAGAAATTTAGTAAATATATAAATATAAATAATAAATATATAATTAACTTATTAAATTGAGTCAATTAACACCCTACGACACCAACCAGATGGATCAACTATCAATGACAAACAAATTTTATGCATGTCAGATGGACACATAACTTTATTTGCATACAGAGACCTGAGTAATATCTCTTTATCAGGTCTGGACTTGACCTCATAAATTTCTGATGCAATCATCTGAATATCAATTGATGAAAAGTAGATATCCTTGATATGTTGGTACAAATTTCCAATTGTTCTCGCAAGGACTTGTTTGAGAGCGGTGACAAAATCATGCAATCTGAAAAGTTGATTTCCATACGTCGGTATTTCATCTCTTTCTCTGTACCAAGGAAAAGAGAGTATCTGCCAATCAAATCCCTCTCGTGTAGGCATAGGATTTTCATCTCCAAACTCATTAAGATATCCTAATTTCCATTCCTCGAGATAATCTGGAAATTCCTTAAACCACTTCATGATCTTGACAACATCTGGGACACCTCCATCACTTATGTACCTTTTATCAATTGTGAATCTTTTGTCTTGAAAATAACCACCCTCAGTAATCTTTCTCAATACTGTCTCAATAAGTCTATTTAATTCAATCTCTGCAGATCTCAAAATTTCAGACTTTTCAAAAAAATCATTAATTATTCTTGACATAGAAATTTCAGCAGCTTCAACCTTAACACGTGCAAGCCAACTGGGACAGTGTGGATCTAAATCGCGTATCTCAGCACGAATATCGAACATTTGGTCCCTTATGGTTTCTCGAGTATTTAAAAGATTATTAAAATATGATGAACCTTGAATTGCTACTAAAAGTTCACCGTGCATAACTCGCAGTTCTTCATACATGGCATTTTCTCTATCTTTCAATCTAATGTAAAGTGGTTCACTTTCCTTCAGTTTGAATAGTTTAAGGAGGTCGTCCAGTAGTGAACTCATTGGTAAATATTCCAGAAGGCTCTCTAAAATATTACGAGGAATAGATGGATGTTCTGATGAGTCAAACTCGAAACAAAAATCTCCAAAACAAATTACATTAGGTTTCTTATCAATTTCAGAGGTATCACTAACTACGGTAGACTCTTCACCACAATTAGGAATATTCCCAAAAGTGATTACAACATCTGTGATTAGATCCTGTGAAGGTTCATCATCTCTGGTTTGAGACATGGTGATCTCCTGTGTAAAATTTTAATTTAATTAAATCTTTTATTCTATATATTTTTCAATTTTTTTTTAAAACAAAAAACCTGTGAACAATTTTTTTAAAAACAAAAAAACCTGTGAACAATTTTTTTAAAACAAAAAATCTGTGAACAATTTTTTTAAAACAAAAAACCTGTAAACAATTTTTTTAAAACAAAAAACCTGTAAACAATTTTTTTAAAACAAAAAACCTGTAAACAATTTTTTTAAAACAAAAAACCTGTAAATAAATTTATTGTTAGATTAAAACCCCCAACTTTTGAATTTATTAATATTTATAGGATTAAACATTTTTTGAATTAGTTCCTCACCATAAGTTTGATGTAACCTATTTTTTAAAAAATTATAATCTATTTCAAAAATAGCTGGATTAGCTGATATATTTGACCAATTAATTTTATCTTGATTTTTTTCTAAAAGTGATATTGCATTTGAATTAGATGATAAATTATCCCAATTAATTTTATTTTGATTTTTTTCTAATATAGAAATTGCATTATCATTAAAACACAACCAATCCCATAAAACTTTATCTAAATTTTTTTCTAAAATATGAATTGCATTTCTATTTAATGATAATGATTCCCAATCAATTCTATCCATATTATTTTCTAAAAGATGAATAGTATCTTTTTGAGCACAATAACTAAGATTAGACCATGAAATTTTATCTAAATTATTTTCAATTAAAAAATTTATTTCTGGATTTTCTGATAAACATATATTTTCCCAATTAATTTTATCACGATTATTTTGTAAAATTATCCATCCTTTAGGATTCATAGATAAATTATTCCAATCAATTTTATCTTGATTTTTTTCTAATAATTGAATTGCTGATTCATTAGTTGATAATAATTTCCAATTAAGTCTATCTAAATCTTCTTCAATTGAATTATACATTATTCCACTTAATGAAAAAGTAGTCCAGTAAATCTTATCTTTATTTTTTTCTAAAATATGAGATGCATTATGATTAGAAGAAATATATTGCCAATTTATTTTATCTAAATTATTTTCTAAAATATGGATGGCATATGGATTTCTAGATAACATATTCCAATCTAATTTTTCTAATTTAATCCATTCTCTCAGTTTGTATACAGACATTAAATATTTAGATGTTTATTTTAATAATAAATTAAATCAGTTTTTTTATTTTACACCTTTGCACATTTAAAACGCCGATTAAAATACAAAGATGTAAAAATTTGGTTAGTATCCATCGTGTAATGGATATGAAGTTTTAATTGGTATAATATGAATTGTTTTGCCCTAAGGCGTAACCGACTTACATCGCAACAATTCAAACCAACGAGGAACAAATCTTTACAGGTCTTCTACTGTTCATTGTTATTATAATTTGTCTTTATATTGGTTTTATAAAAATTAAAATTCGGCGTTTTAAATGTGCAAAGGTGTAAAACCTAAAATAATTTTCTAAAATATAGTATATATGGATCAAAAATATTTAAAATATAAAAATAAATATTTAGAATTAAAAAATTTAATTCAAATGGGAGGTAATCTTAAAGTAGGCGATACTGTATATATTAAAAATGAAGAAAGAATAGATAAAATTAATCAAATTGAAAAATTTGAAGGTGTAGATAGAAATTTAGCAAATTCATATACACTAAAGGATTCTCATGATAAAGCATATTTTGATACAGATTTACAAATTCCTAAATTTCAAATTGGTACACATGTTATTATAAATGGAAGAGGAAGTAATATTAAAGATGTTGAATTTTCAAATCAAAAAGGTATTATTAATGATATAAATTATAGTAAACACTATAAAGAATTTATATATGATATTACACTAATTGAAGGAACACATCCAAATCAATTATTAAATGAAGTACTAGAAGAATTTCTCAAAATTTATGAAGATGTATCTAGTCCAATAAAACATTTATGCAAACGTAAATAAATAATTTTTTTAAATTATCTATTAATATATTTTTTTATTATTAAACTTTGAATATACAAAATAAAAACTTAAGATTTTTCTAATACTATTTAATAATGGGGTCTTTAAAATTAGAATATTATAATAATTTTGAATATTTAGAGAAGAAAAATGATTTTTATGTTATTGATACTGTTAAAAAATGGATTTTTTTCACAAAATTTAATAAATCTTATTTAATAATAAATTATCCAAATGGGCAAATTGAAACTGTTGTTGATAAAAAATTTATATATAATCAACAATTTATTTTGGGTAATGATTTAGATTTTAACTATAGATTTATATTTCCACTTGGAAATCAAGATTATAAAAATAATACTTATCCAAATATTACAGTTCCTTTCACAGGAACATTTGATGGTAATAATTTTATAATTAAAAATATAAATATAATTGATTGTAATAATAATGGATTATTTGGTATTGTTTATGGTGCAAAAATTATGAATTTGACATTACAAAATGTAGTTATTAATAATGGAATTAATAATGGATCTTTAATTAGTAAAGCAAATGGTGTAACATTAGATAATATTAAAATTAATGGAAATATAATAATGAAAGGTATTTACTGTTCATGCTTTATAAGTTCATTATTAGGTAATGTATCAAATATTCAAATATGTGTTGATGGTGAAATAATATCACATAATAAATCATTAGTATCTAATAATTTTAATGGTTCAATTGAATATTTAAATGTTATTAATGATATTAGTAGTTATGTATCATGTTTTAATTCAATTAATGGTAAAGTTAAAGTATCAAATATAATTTCATTTCATAGAATGAATTATCCATTTTATATAACATCAAAAAGTCATACTATAACTGATAGTTATTATTTTCAATTAGATAATTTAGAATTACCAGAAATGCAAATATTAAATAATTGTTATTATAAGAATTTTTTAATAACAATATATTCAACAAATAATACAATAATGAAAACATTTGATTGGGTATCTGATGAAAATAACTATTATTTAAAAAATATAGTTAACTATGTAACAACTAATTTAAAACCAAATAAAAACTTATACTATTATAATATTAAAACAGGATATACCAATTTTTCATTTAATTTTATTAATATTAATAAAGAATATGTTTTAAATGAAAATGATAATAATAATAAAATTTATAAATGTAATGTTGATGATATTCAAAAAAAATGTAAAAAAATGGAAGAACTATATTTTAAAGAGAATAAAGATTATGAAACTATAAATAATATTACTAATAAAAATACTGAAATAAAATTAAATATTCTTTTAAGTAAATTGAAGAAAACAAATAATAGAATAAATGAAAATGTGTTAAATATTAGTATTGATATAGAGGATGATTATAATTTAAAAAATCAAGATGATCCAGTTCAAGACCTAATTGAAGTAGATCAATCGATTAATTTATATAATGATATAGAAACACACGTTTCAGTAGAAATTCCAGTTGAAACACCTATTGAAGTTCCAATAGAAATTCAAGTTGAAACATTTGATGATGTGGAAGCACCTATTGAAGTACCAGTAGAAAATCAAATTGAAGAAACATTTGAAGAAATAATTAAAACACCGATTGATGCAGAAGCATCTATTGAAGTACAAGTAGAAATTCAAGTTGACACAGTTGAAGAAATAGTTGAAATACCTATAGAAATTCTAGTTGAAGAAACAGTTGATGTGGAAGAAACTATTGAAACCCCTATTGAGGTAGAAGCACCTATTGAAGTTTTAGTAGAAAATCAAGTTGAAACCCCGATTGAAGTTCCAGTAGAAACACCTATTGAGGTGGAAGCACCTATTGAAGTTCCAATAGAAACTCCGGTTGAAGAAACAGTTGAAACACCTATTAAATTTCCAGTAGAAAATCAAGTTGAAACACCTATTGAGGTGGAAGCACCTATTGAAGTTCCAATAGAAACTCCAGTTGAAGAAACAGTTGAAACACCTATTAAATTTCCAGTAGAAAATCAAGTTGAAACACCTATTGAGGTGGAAGCACCTTTTGAACTTCCAGTAGAAAATCAAGTAGAAACACTTATTGAGGTGGAAGCACATATTGAAGTTCCAATAGAAATTACAGTTGAAGAAAAAGTTGAAACCCCTATTGAGGTGGAAGCGCCTATTGAACTTCCAGTAGAAAATCAAGTAGAAACACCTATTGAAGTGGAAGCGCCTATTGAACTTCCAGTAGAAAATCAAGTAGAAACACCTATTGAGGTGGAAGCGCCTATTGAACTTCCAGTAGAAAATCAAGTAGAAACACCTATTGATGTGGAAGCACCTATTGAAGTTCCAATAGAAAATCAAGTAGAAACCCCTATTGAGGTTGAAGCACCTATTGAAGTTCCAATAGAAATTACAGTTGAAGAAACAGTTGAAAGCCCTATTGAGGTGGAAGCACCTATTGAAGTTTCAATAGAAAATCAAGTAGAAACCCCTATTGAGGTTGAAGCACCTATTGAAGTTCCAATAGAAATTACAGTTGAAGAAACAGTTGAAAGCCCTATTGAGGTGGAAGCACCTATTGAAGTTCCAATAGAAACTTCAGTTGAAGAAACAGTTGATATTGAAGCACCTATTGAAGTTCCAATAGAAATTACAGTTGAAGAAACAGTTGAAACACCTATTGACGTGGAAGCAACAAATGAAGTTCCAATAGAAATTTCAATTGAAGAAGCAGTTGAAACACCTATTGAGGTGGATGCAACAAATGAAGTTCCAATAGAAATTCAAGTTGAAGAAACAGTTGAAACATCTATTGATGTGGAAGCAACAAATGAAGTTTCATTAGAAAATCAAGTTGAAGAAATATTTGATGTGGAAGCACCTATTGAAGTTCCAATAGAAATTCAAGTTGAAGAAACAGTTGAAACATCTATTGATGTGGAAGCAACAAATGAAGTTTCAGTAGAAAATCAAGTTGAAGAAACAGTTGATGTGGAAGCATCTATTGAAGTTCCAATAGAAATTCAAGTTGAAGAAACAGTTGAAACACCTATTGATGTGGAAGCAACAAATGAAGTTTCAGTAGAAAATCAAGTTGAAGAAACAGTTGATGTGGAAGCATCTATTGAAGTTTCAGTAGAAAATCAAGTTGAAGAAACAGTTGAGGTGGAAGCAACAAATGAAGTTTCAGTAGAAAATCAAGTTGAAGAAACAGTTGATGTGGAAGAACCTATTAAAGTTCCAATAGAAATTCAAGTTGAAGAAACAGTTGAAACACCTATTGATGTGGAAGCAACAAATGAAGTTTCCGTAGAAAATCAAGTTGAAGAAACAGTTGATGTGGAAGCAACAAATGAAGTTTCAGTAGACAATCAAGTTGAAGAAACAGTTGAGGTGGAAGCAACAAATGAAGTTTCAGTAGAAAATCAAGTTGAAGAAACAGTTGATGTGGAAGCATCTATTGAAGTTCCAATAGAAATTCCAGTTGAAGAAACAGTTGAAACACCTATTGATGTGGAAGCAACAAATGAAGTTTCAGTAGAAAATCAAGTTGAAGAAACAGTTGATGTGGAAGCATCTATTGAAGTTCCAATAGAAATTCAAGTTGAAGAAACAGTTGAAACAACTATTGATGTGGAAGCAACAAATGAAGTTCCAATAGAAATTCCAGTTGAAGAAACAGTTGAAACACCTATTGATGTGGAAGCAACAAATGAAGTTTCAGTAGAAAATCAAGTTGAAGAAACAGTTGATGTGGAAGCATCTATTGAAGTTCCAATAGAAATTCCAGTTGAAGAAACAGTTGATGTGGAAGCATCTATTGAAGTTCCAATAGAAATTCCAGTTGAAGAAACAGTTGATGTGGAAGCAACAAATGAAGTTTCAGTAGAAAATCAAGTTGAAGAAATAGTTGATGTGGAAGAACCTATTGAAGTTCCAATAGAAATTCCAGTTGAAGAAACAGTTGAAACACCTATTGATGTGGAAGCAACAAATGAAGTTTCAGTAGAAAATCAAGTTGAAGAAATAGTTGATGTGGAAGAACCTATTGAAGTTCCAATAGAAATTCCAGTTGAAGAAACAGTTGATGTGGAAGCATCTATTGAAGTTCCAATAGAAATTCCAGTTGAAGAAACAGTTGAAACACCTATTGATGTGGAAGCAACAAATGAAGTTTCAGTAGGAAATCAAGTTGAAGAAACAGTTGAGGTGGAAGCAACAAATGAAGTTCCAATAGAAATTCCAGTTGAAGAAACAGTTGATGTGGAAGCAACAAATGAAGTTTCAGTAGAAAATCAAGTTGAAGAAACAGTTGATGTGGAAGAACCTATTGAAGTTTCAGTAGAAAATCAAGTTGAAGAAACAGTTGAAACACCTATTGATGTGGAAGCAACAAATGAAGTTTCCGTAGAAAATCAAGTTGAAGAAACAGTTGATGTGGAAGCATCTATTGAAATTTCATTAGAAAATCAAGTTGAAAAAACAGTTGATGTGGAAGCATCTATTGAAGTTCCAATAGAAATTCCAGTTGAAGAAACAGTTGAAACACATATTGAGGTGGAAGCAACAAATGAAGTTTCAGTAGAAAATCAAGTTGAAGAAACAGTTGAGGTGGAAGCAACAAATGAAGTTCCAATAGAAATTCCAGTTGAAGAAACAGTTGATGTGGAAGCACCTATTGAAGTTCCAATAGAAATTCCAGTTGAAGAAACAGTTGAAACACCTATTGATGTGGAAGCAACAAATGAAGTTGAAGAAACAGTTGATGTGGAAGCACCTATTGAAGTCCCAGTAGAAACTCCAGTCGAAGAAACAGTTGAAACACCAAATGAAGTTTCAGTAGAAAATCAAGTTGAAGAAACAGTTGATGTTGAAGCACCTGTTGAAGTTCCAATAGAAATTCCAGTTGAAGAAACAGTTGAAACACCTATTCAAGTTTCAGTAGAAAATCAAGTTGAAGAAACAGTTGATGTGGAAGCACCTATTGAAGTTCCAGTAGAAACTCCAGTTGAAGAAACAGTTGAAACACCTATTGAGGTGGAAGCAACAAATAAAGTTTCAGTAGAAAATCAAGTTGAAGAAACAGTTGATGTAGAAGCATCTATTGAATTTTCAGTAGAAAATCAAGTAGAAGAAACAGTTGAGGTAGAAGCATCTATTGAAGTTCCAATAGAAATTCCAGTTGAAGAAACAGTTGATGTGGAAACACCTATTAAAGTTCTAGAAGAAAATCAAGTTGAAGAAACAGTTGAAATACCTATTGAAATCGCAGTTGAAGAAACAATTGAAACCGTTATTGATGTGGAATCATCCATTGAAATTCCAGTAGAAACTCCCGTTGAAGAAACAGTTGAAACACCTATTGAAGTTCTAGAAGAAATTCAAGTTGAATAAACACCAATTGATGTTGAAGTGCCAATTAAAATTCAAGAAGAAATTCAGTAGAAAATATTTATGATTTTGAAAGTTAAATTTAATTAAATAAATTATAATTTTATAATTTATTTAAATAATATTTATATAATTTTAATGTAGATATCTTTTAGATAAATGCTCTCCATTTGTGTATTTTTGTAAAAATTCAACAATATTTAATTTAATTAAATTTGTATCTATACTAATAAATTTAGATCCAAAAAATGTTAAAAAAGTATATTCCAGACAAGCTATAAATATTAATATAATAAAAGATTCAATTAATATTTCATGTATATCTGTTACTCTTTCTGTTTTCACTAAATATATTACGATTAATACAACTATAATAAAAAATATTGATACATATATTATAACATTTTTTATTATATTTTTATTTTCACTTAATACTTTTCCATCATTTGCAGATATAGATTTAATATTATCAGGTGATAATAATTTTATATTTTCATTATAAATATTAGTATTAATATTATTACCAGATAATTCTATAAATGACATAAAATTATTAGATAAAACTTTCATTTGATTAATTATTACATTTTTCTCAATCGATGTTGCATATGTAAAAAAGAATACAGATAAGAAAATAAATATTAATAATACATTAATCATAACTTTTGTTATTAGTTCATAAATCATATATATTATAATATAAAAAAAATATTATAATATTTTTTTTATATTATAATATATAAGTAAAAATATTATGGAAATTTCAAAATTATCACTTAATGTAATTCTACATGTAACTATATTATACACAATTTTAGCATACTTATTTATGTTATATATTAGTAAGCTTACTACTGAAGGTATAAATAAAGAAATTAATCATATAATAATCTCTAATTTAGGGAAAATGTTATATTCACCAGATGGAGAACCACTTGAACCATCTTTAAATATATCAAATATAAATAATACAGTTATTAATATTATTTCATCAACATTAATAGTACCTCTCCAAAATATAATAAATAAAAATATTATAAATGATCCTATTATTAATACATTAGTATCAAGCAATAATTTATTAAAAAATAAATTATCAAATATATCAGATTCATTTATGCAAGAATCAATTAGATCAACCATTAATACAAATAATTCAGAAATTAAAATAAAAATCAAAGATATATTAAATAAAATTAATTATAAATATTATATTAATTTATTTAGTCAACAAGAACCTTATAGAACAACTGTAAATAATAATTTATTTACTACTCTAAAAATAATAAATATTATGTTAGTTATTATTTTAGTCTTTTTTATATTCATATCATTAATAACAAATACATTAACATTTTCAGATATTAAAGATACTTTTATTGAAAATATTATCACTTTTATATTTGTAGGTATTATTGAATTATGGTTTTTTAAAAATGTTGCATCTAAATATATACCAGCTCCTCCATCTATATTATTCACTTCTTTATTAACATCACTTAAAAAATACTTAGATTCTAGAATAATTGATCAATAATTTTTATAAATGAAACTAATACTGGATTAGGTTTAAATATTGATGAATTGAGTTCTGGATGAAATTGAACACCTATAAAAAAATTATTTTTTGGATATTCTGCAATTTCCATAATATTTTCATCTAAAGATTTACCTGTAAAAAATAATCCATTTTTTTCAAATAAATCTATATATTTATTATTTACTTTATATTTATGTCTATATCTTTCATTATATGTATATGAATTAAATATTTTATTAGCAAGTGTATTATTCTTAATTTTACCATTATGATTTCCTAACCTTGCTTTTTTAAATTCATTATTTATATGTATTATATGTGTAAATTTATTATTATAATCTATTTCTTGGGTTGATGCATTTGAAATGTTACATACATATTTTGCAAATTCAATTACCATAATTTGCATACCATAACATATTCCTAAAAATGGAATATTATTTTCTCTAGCAAATTTAATAGCTTCAATTTTATTATTAAATCCATTTTCACCAAAACCACCAGGAACAATAATACCACCTTTTCTTTCATTCAATATATTAATCATTTGATCTCTTGTTAATATTATTGGATCAACCCAAATTATTTTTAAATTTTTATTTAATGAATAACATGCATGTTTTAATGATTCTTCTAATGATATATATGAATCAGTAAATCTAATAATAATATATATATAAATATCATTATTTAAATTATTATAAATATTATTCCATTTAGATAAATTATTTTTAGAATTAATATTTAATAATTCAAATATATTTGTTTTATTTACTAAATATTCATTTAATAAATATGGAATTTTATAAATATCTAAATTAATAAAATGTTTATAATCTTTATTATCAAAACTAAAATGTGGATCTAAATTAAATAAATTTCCTATATTTGAATTTAAATGAATATGTAAATAATTCTTATTAAAATTATTGATAATATTATAATCTAATAAATCAACTAAAATGATATCATAATTTATAGAATCATTTTTAATAAACTCAATAATTTTATCTGTTTTATTATTTAATATTAAATTATTATTTAAATTTGTAAATATTCCAGTTATTCTTTCATAGAATCCTAAATCTAAATCTAATTCATGACCTGAACTAGTTACAAAAGTCCTTGGAAGTTTATGATATGTTATTTTTTTTATATTAATTTTTAAATTATATTCTTTTAATAATGCTCCAAAAGATGCTATAAAAATTGCTTTTAAATATTTATTTGATTTCATAATATTACCTGAAAAAAATATATATTTAATCATTTAGATTATACTATATTAAAATATATATTTAATAATTTAATTAATATTTTAAAAAAATATATTTATATATATATATAAATATATGCGTTGTTCATACTCTACATTTGGAAATTATAATTGTGATAATAGTAATAATAATTATAATAATATAGAATATTTTACAGAAAATAGTGGTGAAGAACAAGCTAAGTCAATTCAACCTGATGTAATTCGAGATAACTCAGTTCAACAAGCTAAGTCAGTTCAACCTGATGTAATTCGAGATAACTCAGTTCAACAAGCTAAGTCAATTCAACCTGATGTAATTCGAGATAACTCAGTTCAACAAGCTAAGTCAGTTCAACCTGATGTAATTCGAGATAACTCAGTTCAACAAGCTAAATCAGTTCAACAAGCTAAATCAGTTCAATCTGATGAAAATAATAAAATAGTTCAATCTGATGAAAATCGAGGTATAGCAGTTCAACAAGCTAAATCAGTTCAACCTGATGAAAATTATCAAGTACCTATGCCAACAAAACCAAATATATCATCATTAACAGATGATCAATTATCACTTTTAAAAAATTTAATAGCTATTGAAGATGAACATAAACGTTTAGCAAATGCATGTTATGATGGTTATAATTATGTAAGAGAAAGTAAAAGCTGTGTATCTACTCCATATAATGTATTAGGAACTGAACCAATATGTAATACTGGTGCCACAAAAACTGGATTATATTGTAATGAATATGTAAATGGATTTTTAAAAATTAACAACGCATTTTGCCCACCAGGTAAAACAATTTCTAATGGTTTATGTTATGATAATTGTAGAACAAATTTTACAAATCCTGTTGATTTAAATAATAAAGTAATAAGACAATCTTGTATTGGATTATATAATAATAATTTTCCAGCAAGTGATCCTCCAAAATGTATTCAAGGATATTTATATGATGGGAATCAAAATTGTAATTTAAATAATAATGCTGAACTAATTAATAGTTCACTCCCTTACTGTCCAAATAACTATCATCTAAATGGATCTGATTGTTTGAATCTTGATACAAATCGTAAAGTACCTCCTCGATGTCCAGTAGGATCAAAAATGATTAATGGATTGTGCCAAACTTATAGTTGTCCATCTAACTATTATAATTTAGATAATAGTTGTGTTTCTTCTTTGGGAACATCATATAATATTAATAAAATTAATGATTTAGAAACAAGGGCTGAAGCTATAGATAATATTAGTAAATTAAATTCTGATATTATGAATTTAGAGAAATATAATAAATTAGAAGATATATATCGACAAGCAGCGAAAGATGATTTAAAATTAACAACTTGTGATAAAAATTATAAATTTAATAGATTAACCCAATCATGTGATCTTAATATCAATCCACCATCTGTAAAAAAATCAACCCCAAATAAATGTAATAATCCACAAGATAGTTTATTAAATGGAAGATGTTTTGGATTTACAGGAAGTGGAATTAATTATCATATGACTAATTATAATCCAAAATGTCCAGATGGAACAGTTAATTTAAATGGATATTGTTATAGTTGTCCTATAGATTACAAATTTAATAATTTATCATTAAATTGTGAAGGTTTAAGAGGACAATCTTATAAAAATATATAAAATATTACTAACAATTACAATGAGCCCATGCAATCCAACACATGAAACAACTTGTTAAAAAACTAATAAAAGTTATAAAACCACCATTTTTTTTTATTACATTAGTTAACCATAAAATTGATATAAAAATAGTAATAACAATACATAAAATACTTAAACCTTCTTTACTTGTAATTAAATGCATTATTGAAGTTAATAAACCATCTGAAATTTTACTAATTGGATTAGTCATATTATTAAATCATATATTTTAATCTTAATAAAATAAATTTAAATTATTTTTCATAATAAATATTTTTTAGATTTAGGAATAGGTATACTATTTGTAACTTTATTTGTATCTGGCGAAATTAAATCTCTTTTATCTATATTATCATACAAACTTTCTAATTTTAACATTTGAATTTTTTCATAAATATTTAATTCAGGATATTCATCTTCACTTTCATATTCATCTTCATTTTCTAATGTTATATCAGACTCATAATCGACAATACCCGTATGAATGAAGAATAGGATAGTCAAAGCATAGAGAAAAGTCAAATTCAAATTCATCATTAGAAGGTTCATTATTATTAGAAGATTTCTTGGACATGCTATTAAAAGACATATTATTATAACATAAGATTTAATTTTATATTTTTATATAAAATTAAATTTAAATATTTTTAAGCTAAATTATTATAAACTTTTGATAAGAAATCATTCATATTATCTAATTGATAACCGCCTGCTAATAAACCCATCTCAAATAATAATGATACATATACACTATTATAATTATCATCTACGATCTTTTTAATTAATGTGTGTGAAGGATTAATTTCTAATGTACGACGTCCTGCCATAAATTTTAACATATCATTATTACCAAGTGCTTGAGCTTTCATGATTCTTTCCATATTTGCAGACATTCCAGATGCACTTGTAACAATTGCAGGTTGACTTACTAGTTTCTTAGAAACTATTACTTTCTCAACTTTATTACCTAAAATTTCTTTTAATTTACTGCAAATTTCATCAGTTGATTTATCTGAACTATCTTCAGCTAGATCTAATTTTAAATCATCATTTGCAACATTAATAAATTTCTTTTCTTTATATTCTTTAACATTTTGCATTAAATATTCATCAATTGGTTCAGTCATATAAATTACTTCAAACCCATTACTTATTAATTTTTCAATCAATGGTGATGATTTTGCAGATACTAAAGAATCAGAATTAATAAAATAAATACCTGATTGAGTTTCTTTCATATTTTCAATATATGTATCTAATTTAATTTGTTTCTCATCAGATTTAGAAGTAGTAAATCGTAAAAGTTCTAGTAGTTTATCCTTATTCATTTTATCTTCATGAATAGCTAACTTGATATTCCTGCTAAAATTATCATAAAATTTTTTGTATTCTTCCTCATTTTCAGCAATTTCATTAAACATCTCAATTGTTTTCTTAACTAAAATCTTATTAATTTGCTTAGTAACTTTACTTTGTTGAAGTAATTCACGACTTGCATTTAATTGAAGATCTGGACAATCAACTACACCTTTAATAAAACTAAAATATTCAGGATATAAATCAGGACAGTTATCCGTAATTAATACTTTCTTAACATATAGCTTAATATTTGATTTATCATTCTTCTTTTCAAACATATCATGAGGAGCATGTTTAGGAATATATAAAATACTAGAAAATTCTAAATTTCCTTCAGCTTTAAAATGTTTAACTTTCTGGTGATCATCATAATCGGAACTAATTGATTTATAAAATCTTTGATATTCATCTTCAGTCACTTCTGAAGGATTTTTCATCCAAATAGATTCACTATTTAATTTTTCATAAACAATTTCATCAACTTCTTCAGTAATATCATCTATTTTTTGTACTTTTGATTCTTCATTTAATTCATCATTTTCCAAGTCTGAGTCAGAATCAATAATTACATCATCTTTAGCTACACTTTGTTCAGTTTCAACTGGTGCACTTTGTTCACCTGGAACACTTTGATCAGTTTCATTTGATGCACTTTGTTCAATTTCAACTGGTGCACTTTGTTCAGTTTCAACTGGAACACTTTGATCAGTTTCACTCGGAACACTTTGTTCAATTTCAACTGGTGCACTTTGTTCAGTTTCTGTTGATAATCCTTCAGTTGGAACACTTTGTTGAACTGTTTTCTTAACTTTCGTCTTTTTAAGAAGATAAATAGGATAAGTAATAAATTCAGAGTGTTTCTTAACAATTTCTGTAATTTTACTATCTTCAAGATATTCAAGTTGATCTGGTTTAACATGTAATACCATCCTAGAACCACGTTTTAGAGTTTCATCTTCAACTTCATTAATAGTATAACCAGATACAGCATCAGATTCCCAAAGTAAAACTTTATCAGATTCAGGATGTTTACTAAATACTTGGACTCTATCAGATATTAAAAAAGCTGAATAAAATCCAACACCAAATTGACCAATTAATTTTGATTTATTAGAATCAGATGATAACATATTTTTAACAAATTCTTCAGTACCGGATTTAGCAATTGTACCTAAACAATTAATTAAATCGTCACGTGTCATTCCAATTCCAGTATCTTCAATAATAAATGTATTATTTTCTTTATTAGCTTGGATTTTAATAGAAAAATCAGTAGTAGAATCTAAATATTGTGGTTTATTTAATGATTCATATTTTACTTTATCAAGAGCATCGGATGCATTAGAAATAAGTTCGCGGATAAAGATATCTTTTGACGAATAAAAATTATGAATAATCATATTCATTAATTTAGGAATTTCAGCATTAAAGGTGTAACTAGTCATTAATAATTAAATTAAATATAGTTTTAAATAAGTTATATTAAACTAAATAATTTAGAGATTATTTTTTTGAAAAAAATTGATAAATTATTATATTATTATAGTTAATAAAAATAAAAATGTCAAAACAGGAAACTAATTCGATGGATGATAAAATTGAAGTATATCGATTAACACCAAAAGTGAATAAATATTATATGACTACAACTTGGACCGAAAAGGTAGGCAAATGGCCTAATGAAAAATATTATTCAACAAATAAATTAAGGTATGTTGGTAGATTTTTACGTCATGTATCTTATGGATATATGGATAATGCAACCCATATGGATATTTTTGATAATAATGGTGTTGAAGAAATTGTAAATTATACTTATGAAGGAACAACATCATTTATTGAAACTACTTCTATGACAGAAGAAGAAATAAAATTTAAGCATGATTAAAATTTTAATAATTATAAGACATTTAAAAAAATATTAATTTAATTTATAATGGATCTTAAACTAAAAGATTTAAATTTTAGAAAAGGTGTTTTTAATAGATATTCTATTGATAAATTAAATGAAATGATATCTAATGGAGCAAATGTAAATAGTCAATGTACAAATGGTGAAACTGCTTTATTTACTCTAATTAGAATAAATAAAGAAAATGATATTAATATAATAAAATTTTTATTAGAAAAAGAAATTAATCCTTATATTAAAAATTATTCAGGTATTGATATTTTTAATTTTATTGATCATAATATAAAGTCAATTGAATATATTTATAATAAAAATAAATCTGATAATTCTAAATATAATTTAGAAATCTTAATTTTAAAAAAAAATATAATTTATGAATATATTAAATCAAATATTTATTTATTACAAGATCAAGCTATGAATATTGATAACTGCAATATCAAAGAACTTTTAGAAAAACCTAATCCAGATACTGTTAATAAAAAAGAAATTTTAAATTGTGAACTACGTAAAGCAATATTTAATAATTTTACATTAAATAGGATTGATATTTTAATAAATAAAGGTGTAAATATTAATTCATTAACATCAATAGGCACATCGTGTTTATATAATGTTCATAATGTTGAAGTTGTTGAATTATTATATAAACATGGTATTGATCCAACTATAGTTGATAATAGAGGTAAAACAGCTTTAGAAATATTTAAATTAGAAATTGATATTCTAAATAAATATATAGAATCTAATTCAGAGAATTTAGAAAATATTTTAAGATTAGAAGAATTAAATAAAATAATTAATTTTATAGAAAATAATAGCCAAATCTTTTAAAATCTTTCTTATAAATTCTAGATACATATTTAATAGTTTCTTTATTAGTATAATATGAAATATAATTATCATGTTTAGAATAATTTATTATTTTTGTTTCTAATTTAGGACCCGTATAACCTAAAATTCTAATTAATTGATCCATATCTGAATTAAATGTTTCTTGTCTTCCAATAAAACCAATATCACGAGGGATCCATTTAATCATTAAATTATATTGATTACCATAAATATTTTTATGATATAGTTTACTATCTTTATGAAAAGTTTTAATATTATATAATCCAACAGGTGGAATTCTTTTATGTTTAAATTCATAATATAAACATTTAACAAAATCATCAAAGTTTAAATTTAATTTTGCTTTAACTTGATGATAATTATATAATGAAACAAGTCTATCATAAGGATTCCTAACAAAACAAAACTTGAAAGAATTATTGAAAAATTTTTTATCTAAATATTTTTCAGCTATTAATGATTTATAATAAATATGTCCTAATGTATATGATCCATTTGATTCAAATTTTTTAATACTTTTATCTTGTTTTTCGTCAAATTCAGAACCTAAATACCAACCAAATCTTCTTTTTAAATTTAATATTGTATCATAAATAGCCATTCCAGCTGTTTTAGGAATATGAATTAATAATGAATTAATAATTGGAGTAAATTTAGATTCCATATTAACTAAAAATAGATTTTTTTTAAAATAATAATATTGTAAAAATTAAATTAAGTTTTTAATCTCTTGTTTATTTTAAATTTAAAAAAATTGAATAAAAAATCTTATATTAATTTTATTAAATAAAATCTTATTCTACACCTCTTTGCAAATGGCGAATCAAGACATGATCACGTTTGAAGATTATAAAACTGCTTTGTCTAATCGTGGATGGCCAAAAGATTATATTGAAATAATAATTAATCATTTGAAAGATGGTTCTCCAATTCCTGAAGGTTTTCAATTAGAAATGCCATCAAAAGCTACATTGGACACATGCGTTCTAGCTGATAGATATGTTCCAGTTTGGCCACAAAACACTAATGATACATCTTGGGATATTGAAGATTCTGATACAGATTTGTAAAATATATTTATAAAAATATAATTTAATAAAATTTTTTATTAAATTATACATATATAATTAAAAAAATAACTATTTAATAATAATATGGTTCATTTATTTATATTTCATAGAGATCTTAGAATTATTGACAATACGACATTGATTCATTTAATTAAGGAAAAAAGTAATTGTATACCTATTTTTATTTTCCCACCTGAACAAATCAATCCTAAAAAAAATAAATATTTTTCAAATAATTCAGTCCAGTTTATGATTGAATCATTACATGAATTATCAGAATCAATTAAAAATCATAATGGGAAAATATATTTTTTCAAAGGTGATAATATGAAAGTTATAAAAGCTATTCATAAATCGATTCAAATTGAATCGATTGCATTTAATATTGATTATACTCCATATGCTATAAAACGTGATACAGAAATTAAAGAATTTTGTCAAAAAAATCAAATTAATTGTTATTTCAAAGAAGATTATCCATTATATGATTTTTTAACTGGTGAAACTAAAAAATCAGATGGTACACCATATTTAGTTTACACACCATTCTTAAAACATTTAACATCAACTATTGAAGTTAGATCTGTAAATAAATTTCATCAATTTAGTTTTCAAAAGGAAAAAAAATTAGAATCATTAAAATATTATATAGATGAGAAAGAAATAGATAAATTTTATAAAGAAAATAAAGAAATAAATGTTCATGGTGGAAGAAGTAACTGTTTATCAATATTAACTAATATTGATAATTTCAAAGATTATCAAAAAAAAAGAGACTTTTTAATATATAAAACTACATTTTTAAGTGCAGGATTACATTTTAATGTAGTTAGTATTCGTGAAGTTTATCATAAGGTATATTCAGTATTAGGAGCACACTCTGGAATATTAAGAGAATTAGTTTTTAGAGATTTTTATATGAATATTATACATAATTTTCCTCATATTTTACAAGGTCAAATTAAAGGGCAAAATATAAGTTATAAAAAAGATTATGATAATATAAAGTGGTCTTACGATAAAAAAATATTTGAAAAATTTTGCACTGGTCAGACTGGATTCCCTATTGTAGATGCATGTATACGTCAATTACTTAAAACTGGTTATATGGTTAATCGTGGTCGTATGGTGGTTGCTAGTTTTTTAACTAAAGATCTACATATTGATTGGAGATGGGGTGAAAAATTCTTTGCAAATCATCTAGTTGATTATGATCCAATTAATAATTCACAAGGTTGGATGTGGACAACTGGAAATGGTACTGATGCACAACCATGGTTTAGAATATTTAATCCTTGGACACAACAAAAAGATTATGATGCAAATTGTAAATATATAATTTTACATATACCAGAATTAAAAGATGTTTTAATAAAAGATATTCATAATTGGTTTAAACCAGAAGTAAGAGAAAAATATAAAGAAATTAATTATCCTAAACCAATAGTTAATCATGATGAAGAAAGATTAGAAACATTAAAATTGTATAAAGAAGGTTTAAAATAAATTTTTTTACAAGTTAATTATTACTTTATTAAAATGTAATATCTTTTATACTAAATAATTATATTAATAATTGTGGATAAATACTAATTTATATAATTTATAAAAATTGAAAAATTTATTATTTTTTATTAAATTATTAAAATTAATAAAAAATGGATACTCTTTGTGATTATACGTGTAGGAAGCGTTTAGCATGTAATTGCTCAGGGTCATTTAATCATGCTACCTCATTATTTAAACAAGGTCAACACTAGTTCTTTATTATCTTTTGGCATTAATGATGAAAAAAATCATTCTGAAGTGAATGCAATATTAAAGTTAAGATATAGAAGAGAAAAGTTAAAAAACCCAATAAAGATATCGGCATTAGTAATTAGAGTTACTAGTACTGGTGAATTAGGAATGTCAAGACCATGTGCACACTGTACTATTTCATTATTTAGATTACCTAGAAAGTTTGGATATGTAGTAACAGATATTTATTATAGTGATCAAAATGGTGATATTATCAAGACTAGTATGAATGAATTACTTGAAGGACCTCAACATATTTCACGAGGTAATCGTTAACTAAATTTTTTTATAAATGATCAAAAGAATAATTATTAAAATTTGTTATATCTATTTCTTTATTTGATAAAATTATTACATAAGTATCTTGTATTGTTTTGTTTTTATATAAACCAAAATTATGATCAATATATGTAAAATGTTCTTTAGAAATCATTCTTAAACCTTTAAAAAATTTAGATTGTTTTATATCAGTTATTATTTCAAAATTACCATAATTTATATCTGGTTTATTATCCATTAATTCTTGTCCTTCATAATCCCAAATAGGAATTGTTATTATAAATGTTAAATCCTCAGTAGTATCATTTAAAAAAATAAATAATTTATTAATACCATTATTTATAATATCTTTTTGATAAGGAGGATTAAATCCAAACGTTCCTTTTAATGGTATTAAATTAAAAAAACTACCAACTGATCCAAAATATCTTTCTAAATCATAATAAATAGAACAATAATGATTAAATGTATTATTTATTAATGATGCAAAACATTCAAAATTTAATCCATAATCAATCATCATTTTATTCATTATATCAGGTAAAACTGCTAATTGATGATTATTAGAACCTAATAATTGATATCTAAATAAAATAGCCCAAATATGATCATCCATTTTATTAATTGGACCGTTATAACATTTTGATATTTTATTATAAATAGATATTGGTATTAATAAATTATTAAGAATACTTATTAGTTTTTTATTTTTAATATCAAATTTAACACTAATATCAAATTTATAAAATGTATTTTTATAAATTTTTTTATTAATTTTATAATTATTATTTGTATTTTTAAAAATATCAGAATTTTGATAATTATTTAATAGTTTAAGTTGAATTTTATATATATTAATTAAATTATTTAATATTATATCAATTTTTTCATTTGAATTAACTATAGTTTTATCAAATTGACATAAATCTATTAAAATATTTTTTAATATACTAGTATTTGAATAGTTTGTTGGTAATAAATAATCTTCAGAAAAATCATAATCAATATATAATGAGAATATCCAACTAGAAAATATATTTGTAATAGTTCTTATACATAATTTTTTTATTGAAAATATTTTTGTACCTAGACTAGTTAAACAATTATTTATAAAATATTTAACTATATAACAAAATAATTTTCCTTTATATAATTCTAACACTGGTTCTAGTTTTGGAGTATTTTGATTAATTATTTTGAATTTAATATTATCAAATTCTATAATTTTATAATTCATTATTATGTAAATATATTTTATATTTACATAATTAAATAAATATTTTTTTAAATAAAGTAGTTAAAGATTTCTTTTTTTTTTTAAAAAATATTTTTTATATTGTCTTGATTTTTTATAATAATCATAATATTCAAAATCACTATCATTTTCAGAATCATCTGAATCATAAATTCTAGATGATTCATCTGTTGAATATTTTAGTTTATCAATTTTACGTTTCTTAGAATAACGTACACTATCAATATTATCAATTACTTCAAACATATCATGTGTGAAGGAGTTAAATACAGTATCTTGAGCCATTTTAAATTAAAATATTATTTAGGTTAGAATTAATATATTTCAATATTTTTATTAAGTATTTAATAAAATTGAAAATTATATTGTTAAATTACAGTTTAAATTAATATTTTACACAGTCGAAATGGCAGAACACATAGAATACACTCTTGATGAGTTTGAGAGGCTAAATCCGCTTATAAATTCGGCACTTTTACAAGGATATGATTATTGTGTGGATTTGATTCAATTTTATTCTCAAATAATTGATGATACTGAAGATGATGAAATCACTCGTGATTATATAGTTTTGAGACATCTTATGAGACAACAACTAGATAATTATATTGACCTAAATGATTTTATAGGTAATATGATTCCAAATAATATACAAGATCATATTATACAAGATGGTATTCAAGATGAATTGGAAACGGCTTTAATTAGAAGTTTCAGTGCATCTCAAACTTTAACTGTTACTCCAATGGTTGATTTTAATATACAATTAATTATTAAAAATAAGGCAAGACTAGCGCTTCCAAGTGATTCCGGAAAATGTGTTATTTGCTATGGTAATTGTTTTGAAGAAGAAAATCCAGAAATGGTTGTTGCTATTCCATGTGGAGAAGTACATGATGTTTTACATGTTGAGTGTTTTCGCACTTACGCCGGAACAAGTCCTGCATGTCCTTTATGTAGGAAAGATATGTCTTTAGAGTTAGACAAAGTTGTTGAAATTGCAAATAAAATTATGTCTGAAAGCATGATACAAGGTATAGAATTATCAAATATTACAATTCATAGTATCCAAAGTATGATTAAAAATCTGATAGAAGGGAGGAATGTGATTATTGCTAAGTTTTTGGCTTTACCAAGATTTAGTTGTATAGTTAGTTGGAAGGATCTGTTTACAATTATCGGGTGTGAGTTTAATGAAGATGAATCCAGAGTGTTTCTTCCACACGAATCAAAATCAAATGCTTCATTATTTAGTGATGCACTTACGCTTTTGCATCCATGAAAATTTTTTTTAGATTTAAGATTTATAATAAACATATTTTATAAATATTTGATGTTGTCAAATATGGATCAATATTATTTAATCCATAAATTTCTAAATAACCACAATTATTTTGTAAAGTTTCAATCGGTATTTTTAAATCTAATTTTTTAGATGTACTAAATTCTAATTTTTTAATATATTCATATAAAATTAGAATACCATCTAATTCTCTACTTTCTTTAGAACTAAACTTTATATTTATATTTTTAAAAATTATTTTAATATTATAATAATTTACAATCTTTTCTAATAAAAATTTAGCCATTAAAAACTGATCACTTGCATTTATTCCATAACATGGTCCTATGGTAAATTTACCAATATCTATATTAATTATATTTAAACCTCCATATATACAAGCATTTAAATGTTCTTCTACTATATATTTTTCATAAATATTTTTATGAGGAAAATAATATTCTTGAGTTAAAATAAAATAGGGATCATTATCATCTTGCATTTTATCATAATTAATGATATTAAAAATATCACATCTTTCACTAATACAATTATTATTTAAATCATATATATCACATAGTGCTAGATAATTATCATTATAATAATCTTTGATTACAAAATATGGTTTAATTATATATTTAGAATAATATAAATCGGGAATTATATTTAATTGATTTATTATATTTATACTAGTTTTGAAATTCTTATTTGAATCGAGCCATATATATTCAACAATATTATGCATATATATAATATAAAGATTTATATATTCTTAAAATATATTTTATAATTTTTAATAATTTGTTATAAGAGTATCATTATGATCGCATAAATAACAATCAAATAAATCTTTATTTTCTAAATAAATAAAATACCAAATATTAACCTCCCATGTAATTGTATTTTTTTCTTCTATTATTTGAATACATTTTTCTTTTACTTTAGTAGAAAAAATTAATAATGCATCTTTATTTCCACCAAATACACTACCCGCAAAATACCAAAGTACTTTAGTAAATAAATCATCTTGATATATACTATTTAAATCCCATATATTTCCAATTTTTATTTTATCATATTTTTTAAATTGAATATTATTTATTTTATCTATAAATTCAATATCAGAACATTTAAAAATATATCTAATACCAAAATCAATCCAAGTAAAATTTGTAGTATTAAAAAAATTTAAATCTATTGCTTCTTTAATCCATTCAGTTTTATGACATATTGTAATCATATATTCTAATGTATCTTTATTAGGATTCCCATTATTAACATAAAAATTATTAATTTTATTGATATAATTATATAAATAATATTTATTTTTATCAACTAAAATTATTTTTGTTAATTTATTTTCATATTCTTTAATTTTTTCATACATTATTAAATCAACAAAAATAATTTTAGGTACTTGAGATTTTAATAATAAAATACCATTATTAAAATATTTATTTAAATTCATATCATGTCTATTATTAACATTTGAAATAAATGCAGATACTATTGTTGTCATTATAATATAAATATAAAAATATATATAAATTACGCAAAAATTGAAAAATATTTAAATTAAATTAAATAATTAAATCTAAATCAAATGACAGAAAAATTTAAACAAAGAGATATTAGACTAATAATGAATCTTGTTAATATTATCAATGAAGTTTTATCATTAGATGAATATAAAGGTTCATCATTTGAATATTATGATAGAATATTTACATGGGATCAACATACTGTAGTATTAAAACTGTATATTTCTTTATAAATTATATATATTTATAAAGATATATTCTTCTTATACTTTCTTAATCCATTTAATTTCGCACTAAATACATTTATTATTGATACTAAATCTTTCGTTAATTCATCCTCTGGACTATTATCATTATTATTTACTACTATTATTTTACCTTCTGATGATTCTCTTATTATGTTTTCTATTAAATCAAACCCAAAACGTGCTAATCTATCTTTATACATTACAACTAGCTCTGATATTTCTTTATTTAATGCGAATTTTATTATTTTATTTAAACCTGGTCTATTAAAATTCAATCCACTTGCTATATCTTGAATTATCTCATGATCTGGATATTGTTTTTTCATTAACTCTATTTGATGTAATAAATCTGATTTTTGACCTATTGTTGATACTCTACAATAACATATTTTCCTTTTAATTAATAATATTTCGTTATTCCTTCCATTATCTTCTAAATATTTTTTTACATTATATAATCTTTTACCACCAGGTGTTCTTATTGTATCTATTCTTCCTGATGTATCCCAATTCCTTAATGTCTGCCAATGTACTCCTAATATTTTGGATGCTTCTTTAGGTGTTTTATAATCAGTCATTATATTATATAATATTATACACTTTTATATATTTTATAAATAGTAAAAATATATAAAGATATATAATTATTATATTATAATGAGAAAACGTAAAAAATATCTTAAAGAACAAAAACAAATTTTAAAAACACAAATTGAAAAACATAATTATAAAATCCCTTTTAATTCTTTCTATAATTTATCATTTAAACAAGTTCAAACTAATAGTTGGTTTAAAACTGAAAAAACTAAAATTAATACTGATTTAGAATTAAAAAATTTAGATAATACCACTTTTAATTCAGAAATTATTAAATGTAAAAAAGTCATTATTCTTCCTAATACTAAACAAAAAGAAATATTATCCAATTGGTTTGAATCATATCGTAAAATGTATAATTATACATTAATATTTATTCGTAAACTAATAGATGAAAAGCATAAAAAAAAGTATAATTTTAGGTATATTAGGACTTATATGGCCAAAGGAACTAAAGATAAATTAATGAAAGAAACTAATATTAATTCACATATTTTAGATGGTGCTATTAAATTGGCATGTGCATCATATAAATCTGCATCTACTAATTTTATTAATGGTAATATTAAATATTTCAATATTAGGCCGATTAAACAATTTAAAAAATCAAAAATTATTGATTTAGAAAAATGTTATTTTACCAAAGATGGATTCTGTAAAAATACTTTAGGTAAGATGGAAACAAATTGTAATTTTAATTATAGTGAAATAACATCTGATTGTAAATTACATTATAATACAAGAGATAATAGGTTCACATTATTAATTCCAATTTATTCTGAAACTAAAATAAATAATAATAAAGAATTTATATCAATCGATCCTGGAATAAATACATTTTTAACTTGTTTAACATCAAAAAATATATGTAAAATTGGAATAAATATTAAAAAATATATGACAGATAATTTAAATAATATTGATAAATTAAGTAAGATTAATAATAAATTATCAAGAAAAATTATAAATAGATTAAAATTAAAAAGTTATAATAAAGTGACAGACCTTCACTGGAAATCGATAAGTTACCTTATAAAGAAATTAAAATGTAAAAATATATTAATAGGGAATTGGAGTACCAAGGATATATCATCAAATAAAGGTAATTTAGGGAAAATTTATAAACGTATTGCATCTAATATAAGATTTTATGAATTCTTACAAAAATTAAAATTTAAATGTGATGAGAACCATGTAAACTTAAAGATTACTGATGAATCTTTCACATCAAAGATATGTAGTTTATGTGGGGTAGAATCAAAAATAAGAAGTGATAGAACATTAAGTTGTAAATGTAACTTAAATTTAGATAGAGATATAAATGGATGTATAAATATATTATTAAAATCAGTAAATTAATGATATATTTAGGGGGTGACGCTACAATCCCTTATAATCGGTATTAATTGTGGTCATAATCTTATAGTCGTGAGAACGATGAACTGGATATTTGACAGATTGATTTTTGTGTTTTCTTTAATTTATAAGGAAATATACGGTTTTTCGTAGCGGATCAACTATCATTTGTTAATAATTTTTTCAAAGAAAACCCAAAAATTTTTCATGAATCACCTAAGTGTGATTATAAACTTATTTCTTTCACTACTGATAAAAATTCTAAATACTATATAGTTTATATTACTAATGATCCATTATTTTGCTAATCATATAATTTTAATAAAAAAAATTGAAAAAAAAATAATAAATTTTATTATAATTATTTTAAACATTCTTAGACCTAAAATTAAATGGGTCAAGGATTAACAACATTCAATTTTAAGGAGAAGGAAATGTTACAAGCGCATATATTTAGAGATATAACATTTATAGGATATTTTCGTAAAGGATGTACTAAAGATCATATGAGTCATACAGGTATAATTCGTTATGATAATAAATTATTAATTCAATACATGATTAGAGGACATAAAAATTCAAAATGTGCTAAAGCAATTAATGACTATTTTATACCAAAAATGATTACTGAATTGAAAACATCAATTAATAAAAAATTTATCATAGAAAGTTTCTTGAATTTTGATAAAGAACTTTACCTAAAAAATATTCCAGGAGGTGCTGGTATAACTTTCGTAATTCTTTACAAATCAAAAAGTTATGTATTTAATCGTGCTATAATTTGTTATCTTGGAGACTCTCCATTTTGTTTCCGTTCTAAAAATGGTAAAATTTTAGCAAATATGACTTTAGAAGATTCTCATACAACAAAAAATATTAATGAAATAAAACGGATTGAACATGAAGGAGGTAAAATTATTGAACCGTTAGAAAATTCTGGATACTTACCAACTATAGAAACACGGGATGGTCGTATAATTGTAACTAGATCGTTTGGATATTTTAACCAAAAAAATGGTATTTCTGTAGTCCCTGATTTTTACAAATTTAAAATTCCTAAAGATGAAAAAATTATAGGTGCATTATTTTCAAATTTTCCAGAAAGAAATGAAAATGGTCATAAAGTCCCATCTATACTAAAATGCTCTAATATATCTAGATTCATTCCACATATTTCAGGATTATCAAATAAAGAAATCAAACAATTTATTCATGATAGTATTGATTCAAATTTTGAAAAATGTAAATTAAAAGAATCATATTTATGTAGAAATCTTAGTGTAAATTTTATGATTTAATTAGTTATGCAGAACAAGTCTCACAATTACTATTTTCTTTAGGAACAACAGTTGTTGAAACTGTAATTTTAATAGCTTCTGATGATGGTTTTGTTCGTAGATAATACATACCTGTTTTTAATCCATTTTTCCAAGCCCAAAAATGCGAAGACCCTAATCTTTGATAATCTGGTTCAGCCATAAATATATTCATAGATTGTGTTTGATCAACAAATGGTCCTCTAGAAGCAGCTCCTTTAAGAACCCATACTTGTTTAATTTCCCAAATTGTTTTATAAAGTTCTTTAAAAACATCAGGTACATCTAGATTTTGAATTGAACCATTATCAGCAATAATTTTATCTTTTAATTCAGTATTCCATAATCCTACTTTATTTAAATCACTCACAAGATATTTATTAACCATAACAAAGTCTCCAGCTTGAGTATTTCTAGTATAAATATTATTAGTAAAGAATTCAAAACATTCATTATTTCCTAGTATTTGGCTTGTTGATGCAGTTGGCATTAATGAAGTTAATAAACTATTTCTTGTTCCATATTTAATAACATTTTTCTTTAATAAATTCCATTTTTCTTCATATAATGTTTTAACAGACCATAGATCAAATTGAAATATTCCTTTTGAAAATTGTGATCCATCAAAAGAACTATATGCTCCAATAGTAGTTGATTCTGGATTTTTATTTAATTCATATTTATTTGGTTTAAGAATATGATATAGTTTATTCATTTCTTCATTTTCTAAAATTAAATTTTTATCATAAAATTCAGGATGATCAAAATTATATTTTATTAATTTAACCATTAATTCATATCTAGACTTTGCTAAATCATTTGATGCTGTCATTGAAGCCAAATATATAGTTTCCATAACTTTAGAATTAAATTCTAAACATTCTTCTGAGTCATATGGAATTTTCAATAGTACAATTGCATCGGCTAATCCTTGAATTCCTAATCCAATTGGACGATGTTTCATATTAGATAATTTAGTTTGCGGAACTGGATAATAATTTACATCAATAACACTATTTAAATTTAGAGTTGAATTATATGCAACATCATATAATTTATTATAATCAAAAGTTCCTTTAGTATATTTATAAAAATCATTCCATCCACCAATTAAAGTCCAATTTTTATTATCATTAATAACAAATATTTGAGGCCATGTAAATTTATTAACTTTTAAAATTTGTTTTAATTCATCAATTGATGATCTTTCTTCATATTCTATTTTTAAATTAGTCATATATTTTTTAGCATATTCGCAAAATTTACATCCTTCTTTAGAATATATAATCCATTTTTCATTTAAATTATTATATGGTTTTACAAATTGTTTAAGTGCAATAGATGCGAGATTGCAGACAGCATATTCTTCATGATTAGAAAATTCTGTAATTTCACAACATAAATTAGATGATTTAATTGTCCCTAAATTATTTTGATTACATTTTTTATTAATAGTATCTTTGAATGCAATATATGGCATACCAGTTTCAATTTGAGATTCCATAATATGTAACCATAATTCTCTAGCTTTTAATACTTTCCTATATTTTTTTTGTTCAACATAACTCCAATATAATTTTTCATAATCATCGCCAATAACATCAGTTAAACCTGGACATTCATCATCACTTAATAAATACCAATCACTATCTATTTCAACTTGTTTCATAAATAGATCACTAATCCATAATGCTAAAAATAAATCACGAGCTCTTTTATTTTCTTCTCCAAAATTTTTACGTAATTCAAGAAAGTCTTCAATATCAGGATGATGTGGTTCCAAATAGATTGCAATTGATCCGGGTCTTTTACCTCCTTGATCAATCCACCTTGCAATATCATTAAATACTTTAAGAAATGGGACTAATCCATTTGATCTTCCTCCAGTACTTTTAATAATACTATTTTTCCCACGAATATTAGAAACATGAAGACCAATACCTCCAGCCCATTTAGAAATTTGTGCACACGAATTCCATGTTACAGTAATATCAGTTAGATCATCATTTGTTCCTAATAAGAAACAACTAGATAATTGCATACTTTTATTTGCAGAATTAAATAATGTTGGAGTTGCATGTGTATAATAACCTTGGGACATAAAATCATATGTTTTTTTAATTTCTTGTAAATCTATTTCATAATTATTAAAATGTAGTGTAATAGCAACTCTCATAAACATATCTTGAGGTCTTTCAATTATATTATCTTTAATTTTTAATAAATATGCTTTTTCTAAAGTTTTATAACCAAAATAATCATACATATAATCTCTGCTATAATCCATCATTTTATCAAATTCATCTTGATATTTTATAACAACATTTAACCAATCTTCATTCATATTATTATTTTCTTTTGAAAGTTGAATCATTTTAGATGAGAAAGAATCTGATGTTTTCTTATGTAAATTTGAAATTAAAATATGACCACCTAAATATCCATATGATGGATGTGTAGTTGATAAATTTACACAAATTCTAGCGGATTCAATATCAAGTTCTTCAGTTGTAATTCCTGGATATAAACTGGCAACTACTTTTTGAGCTACAAGAACAGGATCTAAATATTCTTTATCATTAATAATTAGTTTCTTAATTCTATCAGTGATTTTATCAAAGTGTACATTTTGGGTTTGTCCATTTCGTTTAGTAACATATAGCATTATAAATATATAGTATTTATTTAATATATATTTATATCAATTTTATTTTTTAATAGAATATATAATAATTTTACACTAAACTTAATTATGAAATTAGTTTTGATTATAATAAAAAATCAAATTATTTCTATTTTATTTTAATGATAAAAACAGCAATTATTAAAAAATATCTAAAAGAATTACCTAAAAATTATTTAACATTTGATATAAAATATACTAAAAAAGAATTAGATTATTTAGATAATTTTAATATTATAAAAGAATCTACATTTGATCATTATGGGAATATTGATAATTTAGATGATACAAAATTAAATGATTTTTTAACTAAAATTGGAACTAATGAAAATATTAGTATTCTAAATAAAATAATTCATAAATTAGGAAAGAAAGTAACAAAAGCTTTTGAAACTAAATATTGTTGGTTGACTATTCGTGTTACATTACCTTCTTATAGATTTGATATTCCAAGATGGCATAAAGATGGAAGATTTTTTAAATCTGATAGAGAACAATTAAAATTTTTAACAGTTCTAAAAGGACCCGGAACATTGTTCATCAAAAAATCAAATAAAGTAAATGAAATTTATAATAAATACAGAGAAAAGAAATTTAATGAATATAATAAACTGAAAGAAAAAACTATATTAAATCAAGAAATAGAAACTAAATATAAAAAAATATTTGCAAAGGAATTTTCGCAAAAAAAATATAAACATAATCAACTTGGATCAAAAAAAGGTCTTATATTTTTAACGGGCTCTAATAAAAATAATTTAAAATATGGTTTACTACATTCTGAACCTAATATTGATACACCTAGATTTTTCATTTCAATAGTTCCAGGATCAGAAACTGAAATATTAGAATTAGAAAATAGACCACCAATTAGAACAAACATATTATGGAAAGATAAAATAAAATATTGGAAAAATGGTGAATATCAAGTTTATTCTGGAAGTATTAAAAAAAGATTTTTCTTTGAAACATATCCATGTGATAAAAACATGACTAATAAATATAAAGAAAAATTTATAGAAAATGATAAATTAGAAGAATTTAAACATCAAGATTTTTCATCATTTAATGATCAAATTAAAAAATCAAATAATGAATATGCTATAGCATTTAATAATTTATCAAATGATGCACGATTAATAATACCAATCCCTCAAAAAGATAAAGATTTTACAACAATGAAAGATTTTTGCGATAATGCATCTATTAAACAACAAAAAGAATTTTGGAAGATAGTTGCTATTGAAATTGAATATATGTTAGGAACAAATGATAAAATATATATTAGTTCACATGGATTAGGAGTACCTTATTTTCATTTAAGATTAGATAAAAAACCAAAATATTATAATAGTAAAGAATATATAATATAATATTATTATTATTTTTCAAAATATAGTAAAAATTAATTTTAATTATGAATTTAAATTAATTGTTATTTTTTATTCTAATACAATTTATATGGAATTAACTGAAATAAATCATAATGGTAAATTATTTGCATTATCAGATATTCATGGTGATTTACATAGTTTTATAATATGCTTAAGAGATTGTGCTAAAGTAATAAAAAAAAACATAGAATTAGATATTGAACAAAATTTAAATATAGATATATCTGAATCAGATAATAATTATGATGAATCATTAGGATATAGTTGGTGTGGTGAAAATTCATATGTTGTTATTTGCGGTGATATTATAGATCCAAGTCGTTCCAATGGTTGTATTAATGAAGATAGTAAAATATGTGGAGAATACCCTCAAATAGAAATAAAATTAATAAGATTTATAAATAATATTAATAAACAAGCAAAAAATAAAAGTGGGAGAATTATTAAATTATTAGGAAATCATGAATTATCTAGTATTTTAGGTTATCAATTAGATAATGTTTATGATTCAGATTTATTTATTAAAAATTATTATAGAGGTTTTAAAAGAAATGATGTTTTTAATGTAGGTAATGAAGGATTTAATTTATTAATAGAAGATAAATGTTATATTTTAATTAAAATTAATAATTCTATATTTGTTCATGGTCAATTACCAAAACAAAATATTATAGAAATAAATGATATCAATAAATTTATAAACAATTCAAAACATAGTTTAGAAGAATGGCGAAATAAATTATTAATTTATAGTCAAGGGTTTGGATTATTATGGGATAGAGAATGGAGTGATTATAAATTAATAAATAATAGATATAATAAAAATAATGAAATATGTGAAAGTATTAAAAAAGATTTAATTAATTTTATGAATTCAAATGATATTGAAAAATTAAGAGTTGTTTTAGGACATTGTCCTCAAAATTCATCATCTACAAAAGATTTAATTAATACAACAATGACATTTAAAATGGAACAAGATGATATTAGTAAAACATATTCAAGTAAAGAATATTATACAGGTAAAATAACAGATTCTGATCAGGATACTATATTTGGAATAACAATGCAATGTCCTAAACCTAAAATAAAAGATTATACTGATTTTTATGTTTATCATATAGATATAAGTTCATCAAGAGGTTTTGATAAATTTAATTATTATGAAATAATATCTAGTAGTAGTGAAAGCGAATCAATAAATAATGAAAATAGATATTTATATAGTAAAACCCCGCAAGTTTTATGTATTGAAATAATTGATAATTTAGATTTTGTAACTATTATAAAATCTAAAATGAAAAATACAAGGAAAGAATTAAAAAGACCTAATTATGAAAAAATGATTAAGAACTTTACAAGTTTAAAATTAGATAGTGGTAATTATGATAAAAAATATAAAAAATATAAAGATAAATATATAAAACTTAAAAAAAATATGGGTGTATAATTATAATATTTTTTTCATTCATTAAATAATACTGGTTCTTTATTTTCCAATCTAATATAATGTTTGTAAAAATAAAACTAAAAAAAAATATAGGTGTATAATTATAATATTTTTTATAATTTACAATAATAGTAATAAATTGGAATAGTTTATTTTCATATTTAAGCATATATAATTTAATACTAAAAAACACTTAAATGTCTCTTTCAATGATTAATTTTATTTTAGATATATCATTATTATATTTTTTTGATAAGTAATTAAAATATAGTTTAGTCCATAATTCTCCAGCATTTATAATTTCATCATATTTCATATCTGGATTTTTCTCTATTTGTTTTAATGTTGTATACTGTGAAAATAATAAATAGAACTTGAAAGAATAAAATCCTTCAGCAGTTAAATTTTCACCTGCACTAATCATTTTTTTAATTTTCTTTAATAATTTATTTTCTAAACTTTTAATAATTTTATTCCTATCTTTTGATTTAATAATTTTATTATATAACTGATGATTTACTGATATACTACTACCTATTTGATTTAATTTTAATATTAAATATCTTTTATAATTCATATATTAAGATAGAATTTATTAAATTAAAAAAACTTTAAAAATTATTATAAAAATAAAATCAATAGACCTATAATTTATACTCTTTCTTTTATTAAAATTTCTTGACTTTCGTTTAATTTGTATAATACATTAACTTGTTCGCCATTTATAAAAACAGCAGGTTTATTACCTGGTGTAAATTTTTTAATCTTTCCAGTATAAAGTAATTCTATGATTAAATATCCTAAATAAGAACCTTCCTTAATTTTTAATCCTAATTTAATTTGATCACCATTTATTTTTTCAATAGTGATTGGTATATTAATATCTATTAGATTTTTATTACATTTTTTTGGCACGCCTCCAACAAGTTCTACATATTTTATTTTATATTTTAAATATTTTTCATATTCCTTCATTTATATATATTAGGTATTATTCTTTTCATAATAGGAATATATCTTCTAAATTATATTTTTCAAAGTCCCATTTGATGTAATTTAGCTTGAAGAGCACTAGTAGCATTTCTGATTATACTTGTTTTTTGTTTCAGTTCAGTGTTTGTATTAGTTAAAAACTTCATATCAGTATTTGTTGTCATGGCAATAGAAACACCTTGGTCACATAATACATGCCATTGTTCAATGGTTATAACTGCTTTATTAATAATATTTTTATCTGCGTCTGAACTAAATTTGCATCAGGATTAACAAAATTATTTATATAATTTAATGAACAATTAACTTCATCCATTACATCTACTAATATATCTTTCGTATCATGCGCTGTTTTTGGAATTTTAATTTCGGATGTTACTAATATTGTTTCTTTAAATTTTCCAAAAACTTCAGATAAATTATATATTTTCTTTAATGCATTTAACACTGCTTGTAAGAAAGCAGTATCATCTATAATATTAACACTTTGTAACTTTTTGGTGAAAGTAATAAATAATGCACTTAGATCATCTGCAGCTTTACCAAAATCATTAAATCCATCAACATCTATATCTAATTGCATTTGCAATTTGTGATGCTGCTTGAAATAATGCAGCATAATCATCAATTGATCCTTTACCATGAAAATCCTCACATTTAATTTGAGTAGCAAAGTGTCTAATTTCACTAACTATATTATCATTTGCAGTTATAATATTATCATCATATTCATATTCAACATTTTCATTAATTTGAGGTACATGAATTAATGAATCGGTTGTTGTAAAATTTGAATGAGTTGTAACACTTACGTCTGGAATAGATGTTTGATTATTAGTAGCTTGAAAACCGTCACCATTAATAGTTTCATTAATATAAACAACTGGTAAAGTTGTATTAGAACTATTTGATGAATTTGTATTATTTGAAGAGGTTGTATTTGAATCAGAATTATTGGAAGAGTTGGTATTAGAAGTATTATTTAAAGAGTGTGAATTGGTATTAGAACTATTGGAAGAGTGTATATTAGTATCAGAACTATTAGACGAGTTTGTATTAGTGTGAGAACTATCAGAATTATTCTCAGAATTATTCATTATATAAACTAGATATTTTTTTAAAAAAATCTATATATTTTATTTTAAATATATTTAATAAGGAATTATTTCTATTTCATATGATTAAATATAATTTATTCTTAATGGAATATTTTTATTAAATTTTGAATATTTGCCTAAATTCTTAGTAAAATTTGATTCAGTACCTAATCCTAACCAACCAAAAATATCATTAGTAAACATTCTACTTATCATTCTATATGGTGCATCATGAGATGCATCATCATCATTAGGTGTAAATGCATAAGCATATGATGGTGTCATACCATCACATAATGGTTCATATATTTGACATGTAGTTTGAGCAGAAATTAATGGTATTGATATAAAAAAATTAATAAATATTAATTTAAAATCTTTTGAATAATTAAATTTAATATCAATTTTACCACTATGTAAATCATCTATAAATTTACGATTAATTATAATATATTTAACAGATATGGGAACAGGAGTTTTAACTTCCCATAATCTACCAAGAAAATCACCTTTTTGATTTGTATGAAGAGTAAAATTAGTTACATTTAATTGCCAATTTTTATTTAATGGAGTATGTGAATTTATTTGAGGTGTTATATATTCATTATCTTGAATAAATAAATTAAATTTATGTTCTGAATTACTTTTAGATGAAAAATCAGCAATCGAATCTATTTTACTTTTAAATATTTCCATAAATTTCATTTTACATATATCAATTACTTCTAACCAAAGTTCTTTTGATTCACCACCTATCATATTTTTACTTAAACTTAAATATTTTTTTTTATAAATTAAATATTTTTCCTTAAAAATATCATTTTTTATAGAATTATTAAACATTATAATATTTTAGAAATTAATTTATTAAAAATCATTAGTCAAATTAAAAACATTATTTCTTGATTTATTTAAAACAGATGCATTCTGATATTGAGTTGGTCTTGATTCAAAAAAGTTTGTTTTACCTTCTACACTCATACTTTCCATAAAATCAAATGGATTCTTTACATTAAATATCTTACTGTATCCTAAATCAGTTAGTAACCTATCAGCAATAAATTTAATATAAGTTGTCATTAAATCAGAATTCATTCCAATCATTGCACATGGGAGACTTTCACAAATAAATTACATTTAAAATTACAAGAGTTATACATTTGTATCTATTTAGTTTGGGTGTCACACACCCCAATAAAAAAAATATATAAAAATTTTTTCTGACTTATATTAGATACTATATGATTAATAAAGATAGTGTTTTTATTAGTTTATTAAAAAAACATACAAATATTGATACTAAATTTATCAATACTTTTTTTAAAAAATTTAAAATTGGAGGAGAATTAGATTTTGATATTAAAGATAAAAGTGTTGCTGATTATCTAAATATTACATTAGATAATGTTAGAAGAAGATTACAAAATAAATATTCTAAAACAAAAAAATTTATTGAAAATGTTGATTATATGAAAATTAAATCAGGGAAAACAACAGGTGTATCATATATGATTAATTATCAATGTTTTGAAAAACTTGCTATGAGTGGAGAAACACAACAGTCTGAAATAGTAAGATTATATTTTATTAAATTAAGAGAATTTATTGTTGAAAATCAAAAAATGATATTTCAAGCTATAGAAAATAAAGATGATCTTAATAAATATAAAGGTTATGAATCTATATATTTTTTTGCATCTGATGAAAGAAAACCTAACATATTTAAAGTTGGAAGAACACAAGATATTGTTCAACGATTAAGAAATTATAATGTTGGTAGAATTAAAGAAGTAGATTTAAAATATTTTGCATTAGTTAAAAATAATTTTTTAATAGAAAAATGTATTGGATTTAAATTAGAAAGTCAAAGATATATTCCGGGTAGAGAAATATTTAAGGTTGATCCTAAAAAATTAAAAAAAGTAATAAATGAATGTTATTGCAAATATGTGTCAAAACAACAAAATGAAGAATTATACAAAGAAATATCTGATTTATTAGGTCTGTATGCTTATACTAAAGATAAGATTAATATAAAACCTTTTGTAATTATAAATTAAAAATCATTAGTTAATGTAAAAACATTATTTCTTGATTTATTTAAAACAGATGCATTCTGATATTGAGTTGGTCTTGATTCAAAAAAGTTTGTTTTACCTTCTACACTCATACTTTCCATAAAATCAAATGGATTCTTTACATTAAATATCTTACTGTATCCTAAATCAGTTAGTAATCTATCAGCAACAAATTTAATATAAGTTGTCATTAAATCAGAATTCATTCCAATCATTGCACATGGGAGACTTTCACAAATAAATTTACATTCAATATCAACAGCATCTTTAAACATGTTATGTACTTTAAATTCTTCAATCTTATTAGTTAACATTGAATATAATAGAATAGCAAAATTAGTGTGCATTCCTTCATCTCTGGAAATTAATTCATTTGATTTGCACAATCCAGGCATAATATTTCGTTTCTTCAACCAGAAAATAGAACAAAAACTACCTGAAAAAAATACTCCTTCTACAATAGCAAAAGCAATCAGCCTCATTGCAAATGATTCAGTTGATTCAATCCACTTCATAGCCCAGTTAGCTTTCTCAGCGATACATGGAAATTCTTTTACAGCATTAAATAATTTATTTTTCTCTTCAATATCTTTAATAATATTATCAATTTGTAGAGAATATGTTTCAGAATGTACATTTTCCATCATTTTCTGAAAATCATATGTAACAATTGCTTCTCTAATTTTAACATCATTAGAAAATCTTTCACCTAAATTAATATTTACAATTGTATCAGATGATGAGAAAAAAGCCAAAATCATTTTTATGAAATGTTGTTCATTTGCATTTAATTGAATAAAATGATCATAATCTTTTGAAAAATCAATTTCTTCAGCAGTCCAAAAAGCTGCCTGTTGTTTTTTATATGCAGACCAAATAGATTCATTCTTAATTGGGTAAATTGTTAAACGTTCATTTTCAGGATTTAGTAAATATTCTGTATTATAAATCATTAATTATATTAATATATAGAATAATTTAAATTTAAATCAATTTTTTATTATCAAAAATATTAAATAATATTTTAATAATAAATAAAAATGGGATTAATCAAGCGGTACGGCATCGACTAAAATGTTGCTTTCGTCTCCGTTGCCAAAGACTAAACGTCCCGTCATAAATGATTCCCACACACGATTATCCGATGCATCTAGGACTGTCTTCTGTTCAGGTGTCAATGATTCCACTGACATTGGAGGTGCGTAATGTACCTCCTTCCGAATCAGTCCACAGCCTTTTCCGTCGTCGTTAAAAACAATCTTGCCAGTCCTGTACAATTCTCGAGCTGCTTCAGACAAAGTATCAAGTACCTCCTTCTGAGCAGGGGTCGTCATCTAAGCCCAGGCTATTAAAATGTGTAAAAAAATAAATTTAATTACAACTAATTAATACTTTTTTTTTAAATTTTTTTATCAAAAAAAAATATTTAAATATTTTATTTTATAGTATATATTATATGGATAATTACGAGAATAAATATCTTAAATATAAATTAAAATATAATCATTTAAAAAATCTACTTGGAGGAAAACCTTCTAATATTCAAGCTCACATGATCAAAATTATTGAAAAGTTTGATCCAGATAGTGCAAGAGTTTATCGTGAAAGATTAAGCCATATTGAAACAGCAAGTATTGATAAAAAAGAGGATGTTTTATATCAATTATTTAAGCAAACAACTCAGAAATTTGATGAGAATGATAAAAGTCTAGCAGGACTTTTTAAAAATTATTTAGATAAAAGAATGAATGATTTACAAATAATTGAAAATTTTACTGAAAGACTAAAATCTTTACTAACACCTGAACAAAAGGAAGAGTCTGAACGTTTTAAAAGAGGTGATTATGAATCAATGTCTCATGAATCTTTTGCAAAATCAATTGAAGCAATGGGAAAAGTGTTTTCAAAGTTAGATGGACATGTATGCGCATACTGTAAACATAGGGATCATCGTTTGCCAAGTTGTGCATGTAAATCAGTATTTTACTGTTCAAAAGAACATCAAAAAGCAGATTGGCCAAATCATAAAGAAAATTGCATGGTTTTCCTTAAAAAACAATATTTAAAAGAATTAGAAAAAACAAATAGTACAGCTCCAACTACATTAATAAAAATTAATTCATTATTTGTAAAACTATTTGAACAATATTCAGATCTATTAACAAGTGAAGAAAATGTAACTTTATTAGCAATTTTAGGTAAACCATTAGGACTTGGTATGGCATCTAATTCACAAAAATTAAGAAATATTTATGATTCTACCATAGATAGAATGAAAGATCCAATGGCAAAAATTATATTTATTGAAGAGTTCTATAATTCTTTAATACATAGGATACTAACTGTACAAGATTTAGAACCAAGTGCATAATTTATAAAAAAATAATTCAATATTTTTGCCTTTTTACTTGATATGCATCATTTATTAAACTTTCAAATTCATCATCATCTATTTCAATTTCTTTACCTTTAATATCAGATTCATTTATAAGTGTATCGGTTGATAAATTTAAAACAGGAAATACACTTGTAAATTGATGTACTTTAATAGTCCTTTGTGATTTTAAAAAAGTATTATTAATTAATTTTCTATTTGTATTTTTTATTGTATCACTAATTTCTAATTTAGCTCTATTCAATAAATCATATTTTCCAGATTGACCAAGAATAATAGTCCCATTTTTATCATTCATAATTTTTAATACAGTTAACCTCATTGCAGTATCGTGGGGATAAATATAAATATCATTTACATTTACTTTTTCCGAACTAGTAACTTGATAGGCTTCAATATGTGTAGTTTGAGGTTTAGTAGTATATATCATACCACCACCTGTAATATTTAAATATACACCTGCAGGGAACATTTTCCTGAGATGATATTTTTTTAAAATAGTAAATAAAAATTAATATTATATTTTTTTTTCAATTTTTTATATTATAATAAAATATTTAATAATATAAAATAAACAAATTTATGAACTTCCAACTAGATGAAATAGTTCTAGGATTGGTACTTCCAAATGTGTTGATTCTTTCAACCACATAGCCATATTTTCTTCCATTCTTTTCTTTACTTCTTCTGATAGTTCTTCATACAATAAAATATTTAGTACTTCATCAAGATTTATTTCATCATCTTCAGAAGAGCCAGACGAGTTTAATAAACTTGATGATGTGGAAGAACTTGATGAAGTGGATAATGAAATTGTTGATATTTTACAACATTTAAAACTATCTGGATGATTTTTAGCATCAGCATCAGATTTCCGTTTTCCTAAGTAATCGGACTTTATTGAATTTGTAATAGTGAGTGATGACATCTATTATGTCTATTAATGATTGAGTAATTATTAATATAAAAAAAAATTAATTAAACTTATTTTTTCAATTTTTTTATAAAAATTATATAAAAAAATATATTTACTCTAATAATATGCAGCATCAAGATTGGGAAACCGTTATTGTAAAAGGAAATGTTAATAATACAAATAAATCAACTAAAAAATTAATAACAACGCCAGGTAATAAGCAAGGAACTGTTATTACTATTAAGAAAGAATATGATCCTGATCACCCAAATGCAGAACCTGAAATCCGTGCTGTTTTAATTGATAAAGAATTTTCCAAAAAGATGATACAAGCACGTATTACAAAGAATCTTTCACAAGTGCAATTAGCTCGTTTATGTATGCTTGATGTTAAAATTATTAATGAATATGAAAAAGGCGGGTGTGCGCGTAATGGATCTTATATTACCAAAATTAAAAAAGTTTTAGGTAATTTTTAATTTAAATTATCACATTTTATAATATTATTTCTTATTCTAAATAGTTCACAATCTATCGCAACTTCTTTTAATGCATTTTCAAATATTTTTATTATTTTATGCTTTTTTTTAGCTAAAGTCCAAATATATTCATCTACTGAATTTTTCAATGTTTTATGTCTTGCTAAATATAAATAAACATTTACATATCTTTGATCTTCTGGTAAATCTTTATGAGAACAAAATCTAATTGCACGACCAATAATTTGTTTTATTCTAGATAAATTCCAATGAGGTTCCATCACATGGACTTGTTTCACTCTAAATAAACTAATTCCTTCTTTAGTACTTGGTGATCCTAATAATATTTTTATTAAATTTCCATTTTGATTTTCTTTTTGATTAAAAAATAATTTTATTTTTTCTCTTTTACCTAAACTTTCATCACCAGAATAAACAGCAAATCTTTTTTCACCTAAACCATGTTTTTCAAAATTTTTAAATCCTTTATGTTGTAAATAAATTATAAAAGATTTTAAACCACCATAATCTAAAAAAGTAGAATATACAAATGTTGGACCATCAGAATTTAAAATATTTTCTAAAATTTTAAAGAATTTTATAGAATATTCTTTCATATTATTTAATCCTTCATCAAGAGACATAAATCCTTCTTCTCCAGATAATCCATTAGGAAATGCTATATTTGATACTATTCTTGAACCTAATAAAAATGTTTTTGGAAATGTCATACTAGCTTTAAAAGTTTTCCTTATTTTATTTTCTTTTTTTCTAGCTTCATTATAAATTTGTAATTGATAATCACTCATTTCACATGATATCAATTTAAAAATTCTTTTAGGATATGATATTGGTAAATCTCCACTATAATAGGATATTAAATTCTTAGCCATTTTTTTAAATAAATCAATATTTCGTACTTCAAAATATTTACCAAATCTTGTTAAAAATGTACCTTCAAAATCATCACCTATTGGAAATAAAGTTTTAGGTCTTAATAAATTTAAGGTTAATGCAATCTCCATAGGATTATCAAACATTGGTGTTGCACTTAATAAAAATATTTTTGAGTTTAAAACTTTTACATTTATTAAATCTAATAAATTTTTATAGAATGTTCCACTTATTGATACCATATTTTGGACTTCATCAATAATTAGAATGCTATTTTCAAGATTTAATAAACCTTTACTTATTTCTTTTACAAAAATATGGTAAGAATATATAGTATAAAATTTATTTATTAATTCATTAGTTACATAAATATTATCACCTGGACATGAACTTTTTAATTCATTCATAAAATTGCCTATTAATGAAGCTGGTAATACAACTATAATTTTCATTTCATTCTTAAATTTTTCTGCAATATTAATTGCAGTACATGTTTTCCCGGAACCAATTTCATGATAAATTAATAAACTATTAACATCTTTATTATCATATAAATATTCTGCTAAAAATTCTTGTTGTGGTAATAATTTAAATTTATCATCTTTTGGAAAACAAATATCTTCCATGGTCTGTGGAATATATTTGATTTCATATTTTTTATATTTTTCCATTATAATTTATTTATAAAATAAATTTATTAAATATTTTTATAATTATAATATAATATCTTAACTGATTTAAAAATAATAAAAATTGAAATATTAATTGTTTAATTATTCCTAATTTTTTTAAACTTTTACAATTCCAGTTACCAATGGCTGCATTAGCGACAGGGTCAGCGACTGGGTCAGCGAATAGGCCTTCACGGGCCTCTATGGCGACTTGTGGGATGGGGACTCGAGGGAAAGCCACCTTTTGTGGCTTCAGTGGAGGCTCCGGAGGGGGTAGGTTCATCGACGAAACAGTGGTGAACATAGGGCACTCCGCCCTCCATAAAGCCTCCGCAAGCAAGCATCGCGTGTTCATAACGCCTGAAGAGGCGGAAGCTCGTAAGGAACAGGAGAAGAAGAAGAAGAATAGTGAGCTCTCTCAGGAGATAAAGGACCTTCAAAAGCATGTCCTCACAACGTTCCTCTCACTAAACACGGGGAAACCTGGAAGCTTCAACGCCAACAACGAAAGCGTGCTTTGGATTAACTCTACGTTTACGAAGGTGTGGCTTAATAATCCCCCGAGTAATACAAGGCGGATAATAAGTAAGGAGTTTACTCCGGCAAAGATCGAAGAGAAATATCGAAAGCTTGTGGGGGTTGTAGAGCCTTAAATTTCTTCTGGTATTAATTATTGTTTATTATTAAATTTATTTAAAATAACAATCAACATAATCATAATTTTGTTATTATTATTTTTTAAACTAATAAATAGCAATATTTCATTTATATATAAATATTCCTATCATTAAGAATAATTTTAACATTACATTATTTGATAAGAATGAAATATTCAATAATAAAAGATGTTTTAAATGGTAATTTTCATAAAGAATATTTAATCACGATGTATAATTTAAAATTAAATTATATAATATAATAATGAAATTAAAATAAATTATTAATTCTAATAAAAATTTAATTACTGTTAAGATTAAACCTGAAAATATTAAAAATGATGATTATCAAGTTATTGAAATTTATCAGTTACAAAAATATTATGATATAAATATTTTTAAAAATATTTTTAGTAAACCTTTACAAAGAGCAATACATTTATCAGTTGTAAATTGCTACTTGTAAATAATCAAATTAATAATGATATTTTTAGACAACAAGTAATTTATTAAATCAACCAGGTATTGCTATAAATCATTTATTATATGATTATCCAACAATGTTTAAAGAACCCATGAAGTGTAGATTATTAGATACAACTGGCAAAGTTTTGTTAATAAGTGATTATAAAATTCATATAAATATAAAATTATAATATTTATTTTGGGTAATACAAAAAATAATAGATAATTCATTAAAATTTGATTTATTTTCACATTTTAAGATACATTTAGATTTCTGGAATTATAAAATATTAAAGAAAAAATCACCAAATATTGTTTTTTATTCTTATAAAGATGAAAATCCTGAAATAACTATGATATGTTTTAAAAATTTAGTCAAATTATTATTAGAATTATTTCCAGATAAATTAAATATATCATCAAAAAAATTTTCAAGATTTACGTTCAAGTTAAATAATAATATATATTTATGTATAGGTGATGCAACTAATAAAATAAATAAAAGATAATAATCAATATAATAAATATAAAAAAATAATTAAAAAATTATCTTATTATGACTTATATGATGAAAATACTAATTATTTAGTTAAAAGGAATAATAATAGTATTAATCAAATTTTTAATGATATTGGATTTCCTAAACCTATTAAAATATAAAAAAATAAATTATATATTTATATATAATACATGATTAATGATAAAAAATATCATTTAAAATATTTAAAATATAAGGAAAAATATATAAAATTAAAAAATCAATTAGGTGGTAAAGTTCCAGTTTATCAAGCTGAAGGTATAGATCATGAAAATTATTTACCATACAATTATTATAATATTGTTATAAATGATAGAATAATATCAGAAAAAAATACTGAAAAAAAATATATAACATTTGATTGTGATTTTAACTTGATTGAATATGATATTACAAATCTCAAGGAAGACATTAATTTAGATAATATTTATTGTTTTTCAAATGATTTAATAATTATTAATGATGACAATAAATTTCCATTTCATGCATGTTATCTAGATAAATTACATAATTATAAATTCTTTATACCTATATATGATTTTTGTGAAAGAAATATTAAAATAGAAGATAATAAATTATTAAATTTATTTAATATATTTAAATCGGATGTAGTAGCTATAGACGATGATGAGGAGGATGATGATGAGGATGATGAAGAAGTATTACTTTGGCGTAGAATTGGTATTGATAGAATTGAAGTTTCAAAAAAATATAATTTATTTAATAAATATATTTATATTAACAAATTAAGAGAATTACTTGAAATATTATATGATGACAATATTATCAAAAAAGAAAATTTTGATATAGTTTCACACCATAAAATTAAAGATATAATTAAATATATTAGAAATAGTGATGATGAAATTAATGATATGAAATTAAAATTAATTGAAGAAAATAAAAAATTAATAAAAGATATAGAAGAAATGTCACAAATAATGAAACAAACTAAAGATATTGAATGTAAAAAAATGTACGCAGATGAATTCACTATAAAAAAAAGGAAAAATAAAGAAAATGATAGATTAAATAATTTATTTAATGATTTACTAAAAAACAAACAAATATTTATTCAATTCTATTATTTTTATGATAAAATTTTTAAAATATTTGATGATAATTTAACATTTTTTATTAATTTTAATGATATGATGTATTTATATAAGGAATATAGTAATTATAATTATAATGAATTAGTACCATTTAATTATTCAAAATCAAAATCTATAGAAGTTGACTATTATGGACCTAATGAAATTGATCGCTATTTTAAAAATGAAATGTTAGATATTATTTATTTTATACAAAGTATTAATGAAATTGATAAAATTGATGTAAAATCATTATATTTAAATATAAAATTAAGTCATATATTTATTAGTAATTATATTCATAGTCGTTTATTTAAACCAATATTGACTGAAAGCTTAAAACCATATATGTTTAATGGTATAAATATTACAAATTTATTAGAAAATTTATTTAATACAAAGAAATTAATATATAATGATGAACCAGATTTTTATAAGGATTTAATTAAACAAGTGAATCCTATTTTTATAAATTCAGAGCATCTTTTTAAATATGTTAGAGATGGTATAACAAAAAATTCATATAATAATTGTTTTGAAAATGTAATATATATTTTTACTAAAATAATGTGTTTTAATCCTTTATCCAGAAAATATGATCCTGAATTATTACCAAATGCAATATCAGAAATTAAACATTTAATAATAAAAATAAATCAGAAAGATAATGATAAAAGAGTAGATGAATTTTCACAAATAATGTTAGATTTTATTAATAATACTTTTCCTGATCCTAGTAATTATTTTTCAAGAGTTGATTATGAGTTAGACATTAATTATGATCAATTTTCTTTTTTAATAAATAAATTACTTGGAATAGATATTTCAACAATTAATATTGAAAAAAGTGAACATTATAACTATGTGATCACTATAAATGACTCAAAATTTAAATTATATTTAAAGAAAGGTTATCATGGTGAAATAAAATTAATTAATTTAGTTCCAAGATTTACTAAGAAATATCAGTATAATCAAATAGTATTAATATGTGATGATAATTTTACTTTTTTAAAAATATTAAGAAATATACCATGTTATTTCATAATAAATAATGTTTTCATTGGAACAATTATTAAAATATTTAATTATGAAGAAAAAATTAATTATATTGGTGAAAATCGTAATAATATAATTATGTTAACAAGTAGTCAGAGTATACTTTTGTATTTATCATTTGATAAATTAATTAAAAATAAATTTAATCCAAATTATATTGATGAAAATGGTAATTCTATCTTAAATATATTAATAAATAGAATGGATGTAGTCAATGTTTACGAAATTATTAAATTAGGTGCTAATATAAATTATATAAATAATGATTTATCTCTTTTAAATTTAGCAATAATAAAAAGATCTGCAGCTATTTCTAAAATTTTAATTGAAGAAGGTATTGATCTTAATTATATTGATAAAAATTGTAATTTACTTTTATATTCAGCTCTAATAAATTGTATACAAAATAAAATGGAAGATGTTGCAGAGATTTTAATTAGGAAAGGAATAGATTGTAATTTTATAAATAATGAAGGTGATTCTTTATTATATTTATCAATATTTAATAATACTTCAAAAATTGCAGAAAACTTAATTAAACTAGGTGCTAATATAAATTTTATAAATAGTAAATGTAATTCATTATTAAAATTAGCAATAGAAAAAGAAAATAGAGTTATAGCTAAAATATTAATTAATAATGGTATTGATTTAAAAATTATTAATAATGAAGGTATCTCATTTTTAAATTTAGCTATAAATTATAAAATGCTTGGAATTGCTTTATTATTAATTAATAAAGGTTGTGATGTGAATTATATTGATATTAATTGTGACTCGCCTTTATATCTTGCAGTAAAGGGATGTACTGATCTATTTTGTCCTTCAGAAATGAGAGATGTTGTTTCTTTATTAATTGAAAAAGGTGCTAATATTAACTTTATAAATAATGAGGGCAATTCACTATTACATTTTATAATAAATGAAGAGATATCAGATATTGCTGAATTATTAATTGACAAAGGTGCAGATCCTAACTTTATAGATAATAAAGGTGAATCACTATTAAATTTAGCAATTTATATTAAGAATCGTAATATTGGGAAAAAATTAATTGATAAAGGTGCTAATATAAATTATATAAATAATGATGGTTACCCAATTATATATTTAGCTCTTACAATGTTTCAATCATTTGCATACATAATAATAAATAATTTTGCATTTGATAATATAAATTATATAGACAAAGATGGTAATTCACTTTTAAATATTGCAATTCAAAAAAAATGCCAGATATTCCAGAAATACTAATTAAAAAAGGTGCTAATGTAAATCATATAGATAAGGATTGTAATACAATTTTTACACTTACTATTAAAAATAATATGTTACATCTTATTAATTTATTAGTTGAATATGGTCTTGATTCAAGTATAATTGATAAGAATGATTATTTTATATTATATAGTTTTTCAACAAAAATTATTAAAATAAATGAAAAATATAGTCAATTTTTAAATGATGATAATGCTGATGATGAATTTACTAAAAAATTATCTTTTTTTATAAATAATCAAGAATATAATTCAATAATAACCTCATTATTAGAAATTTATAACTCAAATGAAACTAATGTTGAATTATATTATAATAAAAGTGAAGAATCAACTTATAATTATCATAATAATTTTGGTGCATTAATAGTTTTAAGTTTTATAATTGAAAATGAACTTTCAACATTGTATTTTGATATGTTTAAATATAATAGTGAACATGATAATATTATTAAAGAAGGACAAAGATTTTATAAGAATTATGTTAATATTTCATTTATTTTTAAATTTAAATTATTATCATCAATGTTAGATAATTTATTTAATAATTTTATGAATATTTTTATTAGTTTATTTTACGATAAAGAAAGACATATTATATTTGACCTGATATGTCCAAAAGAGAATTACATATATATTGATTGGATAGAAAATTTAAAACAACATGATATTCAAGAAATAAATATATATAAATATATAATTGAAACATTTAGAAGTTTAAAATTTCAGACATCTTTTATTTCTGATGCAACTGGATTTTTCTCTTTCCTTTTTTTAGATAGAAAAGAAATGTTTTTTAGTAATAATTTTTACGAGTCATCTAATACACTATCAATGATTGAATTATATATACTATCAAGATTACATATTGATCCTCATGATTTTAATTTAGTAATTTTAAATAATACAGAAAATGTTAAAACATGGAATATAACACAGGAATCAATTAAATTACCAATTTCTAATTTGGCGATAGTTTTACCAAAAAAAATAAATTTACGTACATATGATAAGTTAATAAATAAAAATATAAATTTTATTGAAAACAGAGGTCAAATATTAAAAGTATTAATTTATTTAATATTTGATTATTATTTAAAGTTTTTTAATAATATAGATCTATTAAAAAATGATAATATTATGAAAGATATTAATTCATTAATAAAAAAAAGATTAAAACAAATAGAAGAATTTTTCTTCATTGATTTAGATTTACATGAAATTAAATCTTATATAATAGAATATAGTAGAGAGAAAACTTTTATAAAAGAAGCATTATTAGATAGAATTTTTAACCAATCTAATATTAATGAAGCATTAAATAAAATAGATAATACAGAAATGGAAAATATAATTATAAATTCTATGTTTATTTTTAATTATGAATTAGTTTTAAAAATTATAAGTTCATCTTATATTCATGATAACGGATTTGTATTTGATATTTGTAATGATAATGATTTAAATATTATTAATGCATTTATAAAATATGCAAAAAATGTTGATTTACAATTAACAAATAGTAAAACTTTATTATTAATAGCAATTGAAAATGACAATATTGAAATAGTTAAATTATTATTAGAAAAAGGAGCAAATATAAATTTAGTAACAACATTTGGAACACCTTTAATGTATTGTATACAAAATAATAAATTAGAAATTTTTAAATTATTATTAGAAGAAAAACCAGATTTAAATATACAAGATATAAATGGAAACACCGCTTTACATTATACATGTAAAAAACCAATTTTTAATGATATCCTAAAATGCTTATTAGAAAAAAACCCAGATTTAAATATACAAGATATAAATGGAAACACTGCTTTACATCATGCAAGTGAATTAAAATGGGGTAAAACTTTTATGATATTATTAGAAATGAATCCTGATTTAAATAAACAGAATTTAAATGGTGAAACTGTATTACATATATTAATTAAAAATCTTAATTATTCAAAAATAAAATTATTATTAGGAAAAAAACCTGATTTAAATATACAAGATTTAAATGGTGATACTGCATTATTAATTGCAGTTAAAAAAAATGATATACCTATTATTAATTTATTATTGAATGAATGTGCTGATATTAATATTAAAAATAATAATGGTATTACTGCTTTAGAATATGCAGTTGATAAGAATTACACCAAAATTATTGAATTACTTACTTGAAAAATTTTATTTGAAACTACTTATATATTCCCAATTTAAATATTTACATATTTTCTCCCAAATTTGATCATTTTCCATTATTTTATTAGGATCTTTATGTAAAGGAAAGTGATCCAATAAATGATCTAATTCCAATAATTCACAAAACTTGTGTAAAACATATGAATATGATAAAAAGTTTTTCCTTTCAGGTTGTTTATATAATTCCCAAGGATCTTGAATATTATAAAACATGGAAATAAATAATTTTTCCATATCTCGTGTAATTTTAGGAGGCGGTAAATTATTTAATTTATTTATTATATATGCTATATGTTCATAATAAATATTATATTTTAATTTTTTAAGAATATTCTTCATATTTTGTTTATTTAATGTAGATAAATCAACAATTCTATTTTTATTTAATTCTTTAACAATATCAATAAATACATTTTCTGGAATATCAGGAGTTTGTTTTGCTTGAAATTGATTTAACCATTCTCTAAAATGATTTAATCTTCTATATGGAGAATAGTCTTTAATTTGATGATCATCCTCTAAAATTATAATTTCACTATCTCCACAACATTGACAAATATAAGCACTTTCTGACATATCAAGTATTTTTTCAATATTACATTCAATACAATATTTAATTCTAGATGAACCATCATCATGTTTAATTCTAAGTCCTTCAATTCTTTGACAATATTTTTCAAATAGTTTTGATTTATTAATTTGTTTAGTTTGAATATCAGAATTAATATTTTTTTTATCTTTTAAAGATAAAAATTCAATTATATTTTTGCATTCTTTATTATATTCTTTATTATTAGTAGATTCATAATAATCTGATAATAAATCGCCAGCTTTATCATAATAATCCATTTCATCATAATTAGAATTAATTATTTTAAATAAATTATTTAAATCTTCTTTTTTATCTAATAAAATTGCTTTTTTATTAATATCAGAAATATTATTTATTTCATTATTTATATTTTCTATTTTATTTAAAATATCTTCTTTTTCATTACGAATTTCTTTAAATTGTTTCACCATTAATCGATGCTTATTATCTAATGTATTAGTTTCTTTGTGCTGCATCTGTTTATTTTCTTTATACTTAGATGTAATGTTTTTAGCATTTGTCATCATATAACTATAATAATAAAAAAACTTTAAATATATTCAAATTATAATTTAAAAAAATTTTAAAAATATCTAGTTTTTTTAATAATTTTTTTAAATAACGCATTTTTTTAAAAAAAAATTATTTTAAAAAAAATTTCTATGTCAATATATATATCTAAATGGGTGGTGGTTTAATGCAACTCGTAGCTTATGGAGCACAAGATGTCTACCTTTCCGGTAATCCTCAAATTACATTCTTCAAAGTAGTATACAGACGCCATACTAACTTTGCTGTTGAACCAATCCCACAAACATGGAATGGTTCTGCAGATTTCGGTCGTACCGTAACCTGCAATATTAACAGAAATGGTGATTTAATCACTAACATGTACCTTTGTGTTGAATTAGCTGCAACAGTAGAAAATTCTGTTGCATGGGGATATGTAAACAGACTTGGACATGCTCTTGTACAAGATGTTAAAATTGAAATCGGTGGTTCTAAAATTGATGAACACTATGCTGATTGGTTAAATGTCTGGTATGAACTTACCCATGAAACCTCCCAAGAACGTGGTTATGCTAAAATGATTGGTGATGATGCTGCTCTTACTACCATTACTACTAATGCTAAAACAGCATACACCATGTATGTACCACTTGTTTTCTGGTTCAACCGTAATAATGGTTTAGCTCTTCCATTAATTGCTTTACAATACCATGATGTACGCATTACTTTAATATACAATACTTTTGCTAACTGTGTAAACTATCGTGGTGCCACTGCACCAGCAGTAAACTCTCCAATGACTGATTCTCGTCTTATCATTGACTATGTTTACCTTGATTCTGAAGAACGTAAAAGATTCGCACAAGCTTCCCATGAATACTTAATTGAACAATTACAATTCACCGGATCTGAATCTTTAACCTCAGTAACTAATAAATACAGATTAAACTTTAACCACCCATGCAAATACTTAATCTGGGCTCCTCACTTTGATCTTTTCCAAAAACCACAACTTTGGTTATCTTATGCCGTTGATAATAACTGGACAGCTGCTCTTGATTACTTTGCAAAAGTATTATCAGTAATTACTGCTGATGGTTTAGACATTACCTCTAATGTTGTAACTGCTTACTACAACAGCTCTTCTGGTCCTGATAATGGTTCTTTAGTAAATTTATCTACTGTAAGTGGTTTAGGATATTCTCTAACTTATTTATTATCTAAAATTGAAGTCCAATGGAGCATTGAAACTTCTACTTCAGGAACTAATACCCTTGGTAAAATAAATACTCCAGATTCAATTGATGCACTTTTTGGAAACTGTATTGTCACTCGTAACAATTTAACTGTTGCTGATATCACTAAATTAGCTAGTGTACTTTTACAATCCCTTCCATCTGGACAAGTTTCTGTAGCCACTCAATTTGTAAATGCTGTTGGTTACACTATTATCAATCAATTCAACTATGGTAATAACCTTGATGGAACTGATAATCCAGTATATGATGCTAAATTACAACTTAACGGTCATGATCGTTTCCAAGATCGTGATGGATTCTACTTTAACTATGTACAACCATACCAACACTTTACCCATACCCCTGCTGATGGTATTAATGTTTACTCTTTTGCTCTTAAAGCTCAAGATCATCAACCAACTGGTTCATGCAACTTTTCCCGTATTGATAACGCAACATTAAATGTAAGTGTAGGATACAATAATACCAATATTGACTCATCTGCTTACACTGCTAACTACTTACAAGGATCTAGCTCTGTCATGAATATCTACACTGTAAACTATAACGTACTTCGTGTAATGAGTGGTATGGCTGGAACTGCATACAGTAATTAAGCATTCTACTATATATTACATCATAATTACATCATAATAATATTATAAATATTATTATGATTTTTATATCATTGAAATTATACTAAATAAAATAATAAAAATTGATTGAATAACATTTAAAGATTTATTTTTAATAATATAGTAATGGAAATTATAAAATTTAACAAAAATAATAATTATGCTATTTTAATAGATAAAATTAAAATAGATCTTGAAAAAAGTATACCATTAGTAAGACTTAAAAAGTATAGAGCTTCTAATTTTAGATTTAATGAAGATGATAATTTATGGTATTTTAACAATTTTAAAACTGATAAGAAATTAATTAATATTTTATTTCCTGATAAGGAAAATTATGATATTAAATTTATTAATAATGATTTTGATGATTATCGTTCATCAAATATAATTTTTACTGAAAATAAAAAATTTATTGATAATTTTGTTGATCCACCAGGCTATGAAATACTTGAAAGAGGTGATTCGCACTTAATTAAAGAAGGTGCTTGCGCAGGTGAATATAGAAATATGTATTGGAAAGTAAAAAAAGATAATTTAACATATTATTTAATGCATATTAAAGATGATTTATACACTAAAATTTCAAAAAGAGATATCAAAAAAGTATTATTTTTCAAAAATAAAAGACCAACATGGAGACTTTTCCAGAATGGATATGTAACATGTACTATAAATATTATAGATAAACAAAAAGTATATTATTTACACCAGTTAATTTTAGATGTTCATGATGAAGATTTAACTAGTTATGAAAAAACTGTTGATCATATTAATTGTGATAAATTAGACAATCGTAGAGATAACTTGAGATTAGTTAATATGTCAGTTCAAAATGCAAATCGAGAAAAAGCAACAAGAAGATGTGATGCTAGTGAACTTCCTGATAATTTAACGCAGAAAGACCTTCCAAAATATGTTATTTATAGGAAAGAAATTTTAGATAAAGAAACAAATAGATATCGTGAATATTTTTATATTCAGAATCATCCAAAACTTGAAAAAACATGGGAAACAACAAAATCAAATAAAGTTTCAATTCGTGAAAAACTAAAATTAGCTAAATTAAAATTAGAATATTTGGATGGATTAATTAGTGAAGCACAATATAATCAACAATCTGGATTAAATAAACCAGTTGAACAAAAATTACAATTACCTAAATATTATAGATTGTCAAATGATCGTAATAGGAAACAATTTATCTATGATCAAAAAATTAATGATAAAAGACAAACACTTAGAATGGTTTTACAATCAGATGATGAAGAAAAAGAATTAGAAAAATTTATTGATTTAGTAAAAGAAAAATATTCATGAAAAAATTGTTTACATGATTCAATTTAAAAAAAATTGAAAAAAAAATATAATTATGATTTAATTTTTAGATTAAAAAAAAAAATCACATGAATTGTCTTCCTAGCATTTTAACTGAAAATGAATATCTTGCTATTATAATTAGTATGTTTGTTCAAAAGATAAGTGATATATCAGTTCCTGAAGATCAAAAAACTATTAATATAAGGAGGTCAAGTGGTTCAATAGAATCAGCAATACTTGTTCCATTTACAATTACATCATGGCTTGCTGTGAATCATAAATCTAAAATATGTAGAGATGGAATATTAGTATTTCGTATGGTTAGTGTTAAACTTAGTGATAACAAAGGTTATAAGGATATTACAACATTAGATATGGTTGAGCTGAATATAGATTTTGTTATGAAGAAAATCAAAGAAAATCCTTTGAGTGATGAATACAGAAAGATATATTGTGAAAGATTAGTATCAGAATTTGGAATAGATATGTATCCACTTTTAGTTGCATATGAAAATGGGAAAATATATTAATAAATAATTTTGATTTATATATATATATATATATATATATATGAATATTAATTTTGAATATAAATACTTAAAATATAAAAAAAAATATTTAAATTTAAAATTATATGGAGGTGCGATAGATTCTGAACCATTAGAATTATTATTAAAAAATTTTGAGTTAGAAAATATATTACAAGATATATTAGATGGTGAAGAATATACTATACAAGATTTTTTGAATTTAGATCATGATAGTGAAATAGGATGTCAAGATAGAAGAGTTGGTATTCTAGTTCCAGATAGTGGAAAAACAGAATTATTTCCAATTTATATAAATAATTATGATAAAGAATTAAGAGATAATGAAAATATTTTCTTTGAATGTAAAGAACAAAAAGATGAAGACTTTTATTTGCATGCTTTACAAATAACTGAAAATGACATTAAAGGTAACGAGTTAATTAAATTAAATTCTAAAGTATATCCTATTTATATAGAATATAAAGAATTTTTATATATGAAAACAAATTTTAAATTTAAAATATGGATTTTTAATTTAGATCATAAAATTAATAGATTAGTAAATAGGAAATTTGTATATAAGAATAATGTAATTGATGTTAAGGATGATGAAATAATTACATATACATCTGATTTAGATGGAAATGTTGTAAATATTCATGAAATTACAGATGAAGGACAAGGTAGATCAAAATGCAATATTCAAGTAAATTACAAATATAATATTGAGGAAGTTAATTTTTTAGAGACTAAACCTAAAATTATATCTAAATCAAATAAATGTATTAAAAAAATTATATAAATTTTATTTTAATTAAGAATATATTTTCTTAAATAAAATAATGAATTTAGAAAATGTAATTATAAATGAAGAATGTATAATTTGTTTAGAATCTATTGATAATAAACAAATAAATAATTTAGATGATATATTTCCAAAAAATTGTGAACATAAAAATAGTTTTCATACAGATTGTATAAATAAATGGATTGAAGATTGTAATAATAAACAAATTATACCATCTTGTCCATTATGTAGAAATAACTTGAATGAAGTAAATTTAAATATTCCTAATGAAATAATTATTAATAGTCCTGTAGTAATACAAATGAATAATGATAATTTAATTATTAATGATATAAATAAAATATGTAAAACATGTCAAATAACTTGTGTTATTACAATATCTTTTTTAATAATATTTTCAATGTTTGTACCATATTTTAATTAAATCATTGGAAAACTAGGTTGAATTGCAATACCACAAATTCCAGGATCATTAGTACTATTTGATTTTAAAATTTTAACATATCCATTCATTCCCCAAGTTTCACCCCATGAATTTTTAACTAACCAATAATCTAAACCATTTTCAGTTCCATATCCAACAATTAAAACACCATGATCAAGATTTGTACCACATTGAGGAGAATCTAATATACCTCCAGAATAAGACTGAAAATAAAATGTATCTGCTTCAATAGCAACAGATACAGGAGTTATTGATACCGCATTTTTTAATGATAATTGATCATTTGATTTTACATCATAACATCTTGATATATAAACAATTTGATCACATTTATTACATGATGTTTGTGTTGCAGTATATGGGTATTCAATATCGGAACATAATCCATATTGTTCAACATATTTAAATGCTCCATCCATTTGACCACCATTACACCCATGACCACCATATTTAATTCCAGTAGCACAATCAACTAATTCTTGCTCGGATAGATTAATTAATTCACCTTTTGAAATAGCCCAAGCACTTTCAATAGCACCAGTTGCTGAAAATGCCCAACAACTTCCACATTGTTCTTGATTTTTTACAGATGTTACTACATTATAGTCTCTCCAATCTAATGATTTTTGTATATTATTACTAGAACTATTAAATAATTCACATCCATATTTATCTAAGTTTATTTTCCCAATAAAATTTTTAAATTCATAAGATGTTAGATCACTAAAATAATTAACTCCTAAAGTAAAATTTTGCATGATATCAAAATTATGATTTATTATTTTATCTAAATTATTGCTAAAAATTAAGAATCTTTTTTGATATTCAAATGAGTTAGAATATGTTTTTTTAAATTTTAATTGAAATTTATCAAATTCATCATAATGATTTTGAATAAAAGAGTTTGTTAATGTAATATAATTTATAAATAGTAGTAAAAGTTTCATTTTTAATTAATTAAATATATAAATCTTTAAATAATTAAACTTTCAATTTTATTATTAAATAACTATTATTTTATGAGTAAAAATGAATAATTATTTTATATTATTGTATAATGAAAAATAATTATTATTTAGTTTGTTCTAGTTGTTTATTTATAATAACTATATTATATTTTCTTTGTAATTTTGATTGTAATAATTGGAATAATTATGAGATATTATTAGTATTCTTATTATTATCAAATTTAATTTTTTCTATTCTATTTTGGAAGAAAGCAGAATATAAATCTATTATACATAGAATGGATGGATTATTTGCAAAATTATCATTTATATTTTTTTTAAGTTATATATTATTTATAAAAAATAACTGTCCTAAAAATCACAAAATTATATCAATAATTATTACTATATTAACTTTACTATTATTTTATATAAGTAATAAATACTCTAAAAAAGAATGGTGTTCTCGGAAACATATAATTGTTCATGCTATTTTCCATTTATTTATAATGACTGGATCATTAATAGCATTTATTTAACATATTTTTTATATAAATAAATTATTAATCCAAATAATAAAGTTCTTAAAATTAAATTAGGATATGAACTATTACTTTTATTAAAATATGGTAATTTATGTATTAATGTTACTGTAAATTGATTATTTAATAAAATAAAAAGTATTAAATAAATAATTAATTCAGAATAATTAAATGAAACTTTATTTATATTATTTTTTTTTTTTTTGTTATAATTTTTTGGTTCATTAGATATTTGAATAGATTCTATTGGTTTAGATTCTTCTAAATTATCTAATCTGGATTCTAAATCTTTAATTAAACCAATTAAATCATTATTAACTTGTTTATTATATGATTTAATTGATGGAATATTAGTTGATTCTTTATTCTTCAAATTTTGTAATTTTAAAACAGGTGTACCTATTTCAATATCATTATCTAAATTAAATTCATTCATTATTATTAATAAAGAAAATAATTTATCTAAACTGTAAAATGATTAAAATAAATTTTATCTAAAACTTTATACTTATTATAAATTATTTTCCTTCCTAAATGATCATTCTTTTCTTCAATAAATTCAGATGGTGTTTTATATTCTTTTAATTTTAATGATAACTTTATAATTTTATTAATTTCATCCAAAGTTAAATTAGCTCTATATTTTTCAGATCCCATAGTAAAAAATATACATTTATCTATATATTTTTCATTAACTAAATTACCACATATTTTATTTTCAATTATACCTTTAGAATACCAAATATTAATATTATGCATAAGGAAAGGAAATTCTATTTTTTTATATTCTTCTCCATAGAAAAATTTTTTAGCATAAACTTCCATATCTCCAAATATAGTATCTTCTATTAATGTATTTTCAAAAGAATCTCCAATAACTATTGTATTAAATGCTCTTTTATGTAATAATCTTTTTAAATCTTCTTTAGTTACATTACATAAATTCATTGAATCAGTTAACGAAGGAATATGGTTTCTAAATAATATAGCATTTGAATAGACTTTATCTCCATTTATACTAATTAAATTAGCAATATCATTTGTATTTTTATCATTTTGATATTTTTCTTCTTTTTCTAAATCAATATAAGTTAACTCATAAACATAATATGGTTCTTCACCAACTATTTCAGTTTTAGCTGACATATTTGAAACAGAAAAATCATTTACTTTTAAATTTTTGGCTAACATTTCTAAAAAATTATCACTAGTAAATATTACAGATTCAATATAATCTAAATCTAAAATTTTATTTATATAATTAGGATCATTCCAAGATATATCTTTTATTAAACCTTGTTTAATCACTAAACATTCTACAGATGTATTTTCCTCCATATTTACTTTTTCTAAAAAACTATGTTCATGTGATATTTTGTGAGGTTCCATTATATTATAGTAATAATTATTATTTTATATTTGACGCAGTAAAATATAAAGTAATTTGTAAAAAAATTGTTTACAGGTTTTTATTTAAAAAAAATTGTTTACAGGTTTTTATTTAAAAAAAATTGTTTACAGGTTTTTATTTAAAAAAAATTGTTTACAGGTTTTTATTTAAAAAAAATTGTTTACAGGTTTTTATTTAAAAAAAAATTGAAACATAATAATTATAATTTAAATTATTCATATATATATGTCAAAATTACTAATTAAAAGACTACAAAATGAAATAATTGATCTTAAATCATCGCCTATTCTAAATTGCTCAGCTGGACCTGTTAATGATGATAATTTAACTGTTTGGCAGGCAACTATTTTTGGTCCTGAAGGTACACCATATCATGGTGGTATATTTAATTTGAATATCCAATTTACAAACGAATATCCATTTAAAGCACCTAGTATATATTTTACAACTCCTATTTATCATTGTAATATAAATAAAAATGGAGGAATATGTTTAGATATTTTAAAAGATAATTGGAGTCCTGCATTAAATATTGGAAAATTACTTTTAAGTATTTGTTCATTATTAGCTGAACCAAATCCAAACGACCCACTTGTTCCTGAGATCGCTGAATTATTAAAAAATAATAAAGATATACATGATGCAAATGCACGCGAATTTACATTAAAATATGCTAATTAAGTAATTTCTTCATCTATAATAGATTTTTAAATTTTATTAGTTTCATTTACTTTATATTTATAATATTTAGATTTACTTTATTGCTTACATCATATTTTCGAAATATAATTCAAATTATTAATAATTTTAATTTAATTTAATATAAATAATAAATTAAGTTAAATAAAACTGATTCCCTAAAGAATTATTACTTATCCGTAATCTCATCCATAATCCCTACACCATAGGTAGTGACTAGGGTAAAAGACTTGGATTCAAGATCGTAATCAATAACCAGTAATCCACAGTATTCAACAGAGAAAATATTCTTTCGGCCCTTATAAATGAGTGAAACAACACTACCGATACAATCGCCGTGACTACACAAAAGAAGATTCCTATCGCCTTTCTTAACACTTTCATTCGCAAGCCGAATGAAAGCATCGCGGAAACGACCATCTGCACTACCACCAATACCTCGTGTTTCAGAAACAGTTGGTTTAGAAATGGTTGAAGGATAATCAATAACAGCCGAAGGAATAACAGCATTTAACTCTTTCAGTGTCATAAGATGAGCCTCTTCAATAGGATATTTGAGTACATTCTTATTCCAAACTTCAATCAAACCAGTATCAAGTCTTACAGGTGCAGTTGTACCAGTAAGTTCCCGTACAATTGATGCAGTCTGGACGCATCGAAGCATTGTTGAGCTAACAATTGTATCAAAAGGTCCTTGAGCACTCATGTATAGTTCAACAACTTTTTGTACCGTAGTATGTCCAACTGGTGCTAGAGGAGTATCCCAAACTTTTTCTACCATAGCCTTCACTTCTGGCGTTTCTTCATGATCATCCGCACGGTTAGCATGTCGCAAAACCCAAATTCGAAGTTTAGGAGGGTGTTGAGCTGCACCGAGAGCCTTTGGATCTGCACCAAGAGCATCAAGTTCAGCATCAATCTTGGCAATCATGTCAAGAATAAACTCACGGTCCTCGTCAAGTTCTTTTTGAACTCGGATGATCTTAGAGTTAATAGAAGCAACTAGGTTATCGTATGAGGCTTGTTGACTTGAAGATGGCTTGGTCTGACTTAAAATTGTAATCCTGTCTTGAAGCGTCTGAACTATGAAAGCTGCATTAGTTTCAAGACCCTGAAGAGTCTGTGTGAGTGTTTCAAAAGTAATTGGCATCTTGATTTTCAAATTGGAAAAAAATTACAGAATGGTTAAACATTCAAATTTTCAATTTTTTTTCATTTAAAAAATAATTCTTAATAATACTTTAAAAAAATTAGTATTGGTAAAACAATTAAATATTTAAAATCATAAAATAAAATACTAGTAACTATCAAAAATATATTAAAAATATTTATAAACCTGATTATATTTAGTGATATATCATTACCATATTTAACAGGTATAGTTATGATATTATTTTTCTCATCTCCATCTTTATCACGAATATCATATAATATTTCACTTGATAGTGATCCTAAAAATATTATTCCAGATAAAACATAGAGTATTTTATTATTATTTGTTTTATTTATATTCGCTGCTAAACCTGAAAAAATAGGGGAAAATGATATTAAAAAAGCACATGAAATATTCTTTACAAATGTTATTTTTTTAAGAATAGGTGTATAAATAATAATATTTAATATTGATAAATGTATTATTAAATTTAAATTTTTATTTAAAAATTTTATTGATAAAAATTGTGTTAATCCTAATAAAGTAAATACAAATATTTTAGCTTCATTAATAGATATTTTTCCAGTAACTAGTGGTCTGTTTGGATTATTAATTTGATCTACCTCAATATCATACAAGTCATTTAATACCATACTTGATGACATAATTAATAATGTATTTATAATTGATATTAAGAATTGTTGATTTAAAAATAGATCAAATGATGGATGTATAATTAATCCACCAGATAAATTTAATAATGTAGCTGGTAAAATATTTTTATAACGGATTAATGATAAATAATCATTTAATTTATTATTTGATAAACAATGTAATTTTATATTTGGTCTAATTATAGGTTTAATTTGAAAACAAGATACCATTGATAAGAAAAAATATATTATTCGCATATATTAAATATATATATTTTTAACTTTAATTCTTAATTATAATATATGAGTAAAAATATTAGATTAATAAAAAATGTTATTAGTAAAAAAATTGATATTAATATAAAAAATATGATTCCTGATGAAATTGAAAAATTTATTATTAAAAATATTGATAAAAAACCACCATTATGTTATGGTAAAATAACTGAGGATGAATTAAATAAAATTAATGAAAAAATTCTAAAAGAATATAAAATTAATATTAATAAACATATAATAGCATCAATAAAATCTACTTTCATGAAAAGTTTTATTATTAAAAATTATTATAATCTTGAAAAGAATTCAAAATTAATTTTACATGATTATTCAAAATATGGAATTTTAAAATTATCAGAAAAATATAATTTATCTCCAATGACTATTATTAAATTTATATTTGATCAATTATTTCATATAAAAATAAAAGAATTATTACATAATAATAAATTATCTAGTTTTGATAAAGAACAATTCAAAATTGCTGAGGAAAATGATATTTATGTTACATTAAATCAGGCTGATCAAATGGAAAATTCTATTTTATTTGAAAAAAAAATAGAAGACTTTTTAATAAAGAATTTAGTAAAATATAAATCTCAAGATCAATTAATAATTGAACAAACAAAAAAATATGGAAAAGCAATTAATACCCCAGATTTTTTAATAAATTCTGAATTAATAATTAATTCTAAAAAAATCAATTGGATTGATGCAAAGAATTTTTATGGATGTAATATTAACTTTATGATTTCTAAAATTAATAAACAAATTAAAAAATATTTAAATACATATGGTTCAGGATGTATCATTTTTAATTATGGTTTTAATTCTAAAATTTCA